GAATACTCTTTGATCTTCTGAATAGTTGATAACATTAAACCAATCCAGTAATTCCAAATCAATCATTTGTTGGCTAAACGATTCTACGTGAATGTAAAATGTATCTCCGCGTCGTTGACTATCACTGGGAAAGCAATGAATCATTTCTTCTTGCCATTGGCTTGGGTGCCAATTAAAATCAAATGTAGTATAATCACAAACACTATTAATAATCCAAACATATTCTGTTTTGGCTGTGTTTATGATTCGGCGGAATGTGTCTAAGTAGTTGTCCATAAAACGTGTTTTATGGATATTGGGATTGTGTTCTTTTAACACATCAAATTGATGACGTGCTATTGTACCGTTTTGATGATCAACATAGTATATGTCAGCTTGATTAACGGTGCGTACCTGTTGATCCTTACGATAATGCCATTGCTTTTGATCTACTGTATCAATGTTAATCAAATAAACTCTGCCATTGTCTTGCCACTGGTCGGGCCAAACATGTATATACTGTTCTTCCCATGGCACTGGTATAAAGTCGAAACTAAAGTCTGTGTAATCGTTGCCCCCATAAATATACCAGCAGAACTTGGTTTTGCTCTGCCGTGCGGCATCTGCTAAATCCTGAGCAGGTTTTTCAAATTCGAATAAGTTGGGCTTTGGTCCCCAATAAAAAACATCAAACATGTATAATATTCACAGTCACTACGAAAATATATTTCTGGCACTTCAACCTATTGTAACATATCGCAGGCTACTTTACCTACGACCTTTTGGAGCAACTCAACCAGAAAATATAGAAACCATAACTGACTACTATGGACACATTTCTGGTTATGTTAAAAATAGCCCTATGTTTATATTTTATGACCAAGAGCCCATCTACGGAGAATATAATCATAGATTACTTGATTATGTTCAAGAAAAATTTCAGGCACCATTTGTATTAGTCACCACCGAACAAAATAGCGAGCCCTTGGATACGATAAAACAACGTTACAATTGGCCAACTGCTTATTACTTCCATCACGCATTTGCAGCAGCAGATTGGTTTCGCGGCTATCGATATCATCCATTGATGATAGATCCCGGTAAACGAATACTATCTAAAAAGTATATTTGTTTTAATCGACTGACCGGAGGACATAGGGTCTACCGTACATTGTTGGTCAGTGAATTAGCCAAACGTAACTTATTAGACTACGGACATGTTAGCTACAGTAAAATTTGTCCCGATGGTGGCGATTATGTTGAGCATTTAGAATCAAGTCAATTGGACGCAACGCTAATCAAAGATACAATCTCTACTGTAGAACAACTGCCCGAACTTCGCATAGACTTTAAAGATCAATCGATTCCCAATCAAAGTTTTACATTAAATGCTATTCCCGAAACACAGGAAAGTTTTGTCTATGTTGTTACTGAAACTTGCTACTGGGATCGCAAAGATCATCTAACAGAAAAAGTGTTTAAACCTATCGTAAGTCGTATGCCTTTTATTGTTGTTGGCCCTGCTGGTAGTTTAAAATATCTACGTAGCTATGGATTTAAAACATTTGACTATTGGTGGGACGAAAGTTACGACACTATCGAAGATCCTGTAGAACGTATGACTGCTGTTACAAATCTAATTCAAAAAATTTGTGGTTACGACTTACGTGATCTTGAAGACTTATTAAAAGAAATGCAATCTACCTTAGATCATAATTATCGTAGATTTTACAGTAACGGCTTTTTAGATCAATGTTGGTCTGAGCTACGTGAAAATTTGTCCCACGCAGTTTCGTGCATATAATATAAAACGGTATTGGCAATAATTTGGGCTACTGCTATACTGGTGGCAACAAATGCCTGCCCTGTTACAACATAACTGATTAAAAACGTTGACCCGGATCCTATAAATCTCCAAGACAACGTTTTCCAAATCCTTTTAGCCAAGCCCCAGTTCCTTACGAATCTTTGTAGCCGAGATGTCGGTTACAGAGTCATCAAATGTTTCTTCTCCGCTTGTATATCCTACGCCACGGCCCCAACCAATATGTACAATGTTAGGCACTACTTGTATTTCATACTGACCCTGATAGATAGGATCTAAATCGCGACGAATAAATGATTTAACCTTTTCTATTTCAAATGGATTACTACCTTGCCAGCCTTGACAGTCGCGTATTTGTATAACTACCTGTCCTGTACGCTGTATTAGTCGTTCAAATAGTGCGCGGTGTCCATCATGCCATGGTTGCCAACGTCCCAACATCTGCACAGTTTCTTTCCGCCAGTCGAATACGGGGCGGCGGCGACGGTCAATTATGTGTTGTCCAATAAACTCTGCCCATTTTTCTGCTGCCTGTTCTGTGACACGGAAATCGTAAACTTCGGGTTCAACAAATGCGGCATTAGTATCAGCATAACGTCCTTCGCGAATAGTGTCTACCCAAATAGTCCAGTCGGCTTTGAAGTTATTACGCATTTCAACTAAAGGAGCAACAAAGTCACAGATAACATAGTCCCCACCGGCTTCCATACTAAACTGAAACATACGTAGACTTTGACGAATACGACCGTCATTGGAGAAGTCCCAGTCGTTATATTTGCGACGAATATCATCGGCGTTGAACCAGTTTACTAAGACCTTGGGATCGATGAATTCATTTAATGCTCGGCCATAGCTAATATCCCCGTGTTCTTCTAAATAGCGTTTAAGAGCTGCTGCTAATGTTGTTTTGCCTGCACCAGGTAAACCCATAATTAAAATACGTTGTGTCATGATACCACCTTTACATTATATAATTTTTCAAAGCGATCGGCATCTGCACGATCGTTAACCATTGGCTCTCCACGAATGTTTAATGAGGTGTTCAATAACATTGGACAGCCAGTCATTACATACCACTTTTCTAATAATTCTCTGATTCCTGATCCATCAGCTGGTACAGTCTGTATCCTACTGGTACCATCAACATGGGTAATAGCAGGAAATAACTCAGGATTCCTACAATAACCGACGATTTGCATATACCTACTGTCACTCCAACCATCAGGGAGATCAAAATACTGATCAACATACTCCTCCAGAATAACCGGTGCAAAGGGTCGAAACTTTTGTCTGCGTTTGATTTCATTTACTTTATCCTTTATATCATTGCCACGTGGGTCTGCTAACAAACTACGATTGCCTAAGGCTCTCGGTCCAAACTCGGCAGCACCAGATGCAACACCCACAATGCGATCACTAAGTAAATGATCCAGGGCAGAGTTAACAGGGTAAGGACCAGGAATGCAGTGGCCCAGATAAGCATCGCGCCAGTTAAGACGGCCGCCATAAACCAAAGCGGCGGCGCCAAGGCTACTACCAGCATCGCCAGGATTAGGCATAATCCATATATTATCAAAATAGTCTCCTAAGTTTCTATTAGCAAGGCAGTTAAGTGCTACCCCTCCCATGTATACCAAATTGCGGCTCCAGCCAAAACACTTGGCACGAACCATTACATTATAAATTAATTTTTCTGCAAGTGCCTGGGCACCAATGGCAATATCTTCTTGGCTAACGTGACTCATGTAGGTATTGTCAACTCCAAGATGTAAATTTTGTTTAAATTTTACATCGTATAATTCTTCAACAAAGTCGTTTTCTAATATGTCGCTTTGTTTCCAATCTCTACCGTAGGCACTCATGCCCATAAGGATATATTCATCTTCCATGGGTTTAAGTCCAATACGTTTGGTCATAGCACTATAAAACAATCCGATACTGTGAGGATATCGTTGTCCCCATAGCCGGTGATACCGAGCAACTCCATTGTCGTAGTGAGCACCCCAGATACTTACTGTATCAAATTCACCAATAGCGTCAATAACTACTACTGTGGCTCGATCGTAGGGGCTGGTTTGAAATCCTGCTGCGGCATGGCTTAGGTGATGATTATGTGTTGTAACAGGAACACCTGTAAAGAATCCCTGTAACTGTTTGTTAAGTACCTGGCCGGTAGTTAACTTGTTCCACTCTACGCCCTGTCCTGAATATAGCTGGCGTAGTTGTTTCTTCCAAGGAGTTTCATAGTAAGCAATATGATCAATGTGACGACCACGTGCTAAATCAAAAAACATTTCTCGATGTAGATCAGGATCGTTCTTAATTTTGCTGTAACGCTCTGCGTGTCCAGCATACAAGATATCGCCTTGATTGTTGATTACTGTAGCGGCAGCGTCATGAAAGCCAGCCGAGATTCCCAATATGTTCATAAATTTTATCTGCTATTCGTTCGTGTCCAAGTTCCAGTGGATGTCCTGCGGGTCCTTTAACACAATCACCTTGCCAACAAGTCATTCCTTCTCCGGTGTTCCAACCTAAAAAGTATTGGCTATCAACTTGATCTAAATAATGAGCAAGATCGAGTTTTGTTAAATCATTTGCCCAATCCCAGTTACTCTGCATATTAACAAAAATGTACCGTTGATTGCGACCTTTAAGATATTCTTGTAGTGCTAACAGTTTAACTAACCAACTTTGGGTAGCATGTCGATCTTCATAGTGTTGAGCAAAATATTCTGGTAACCATTTAAATTGTCTGTGATGCCAACTGCTGGTAGCAGTTACCGGAAGCTCTTGTCCGTTAAATACCAAATCCAGTCTTGCTACATCTGTCCAAGCGCATATGACTAAATCGTATGTATTTTGGATTAGGGTATCTATGGTAACTCTAAAGATCCTATCATTGCTTCCCCCGGGTAATCCCAAATTGGTAACCGAAGAATCTAATTTATTAGCTAATACCTGTGGCCAGGCAAATTGGCTTGGATTATTGTAAACAAAAAATCCATCGTTGCCTCTTTCGTGGCCGGCGTCGGGTAATTCTGCTCCATAGGTGTAACTGTCACCAATGGCCAATATTGTTTTCATTTATAGATAAATGGATCTCGTTTACGTAGTTCTTTTAATTTTTTACGGTATTGGATTTCCAGCTTGATTCTGTTATACAGATTTCTTAACCAACTCATTGAATTTTCCTTGTATTAATTTGGCTGCTGCCTGATGTGCTTCATCTAATGGATGTGTTGTTCCTACTGGGTATTTATTCTCTATGGCCCACTGATAAAAACCTCTTGGGCTTTGCGTATCCTGTGGATTTATTCCAGCTGGGAACCAAAACCAATTTTCTTGATCTCTGCGTATTTGTTCTGTTAGGCTATGTATAATGTTGTCGGCTCTGTCAATGGTATTATTGTACCATATACTGTTGTCAGCACAGGTAAACAAATATGGTATATTATTTGTTTTTAAATAGTTTTGCAGATAAACAATTTCTTTAAGTGAAGAATATATTTCCCAGTATTCATTATTGCCAACGTGACGATAGAATGTGTCAGCAAAATCCGCTACTCCAGTTTTTTGAGCACGATCTAATGCGGCTATTTGGTCTGTTAATGTTTTTTCATCAAAGGTTGCATATTCTTTTTTAATAGCATCGATAGTGTTTACAGTCCAGGGAGTAATAGTATGCCACGGACTGTTTATCTGATTGGTACTATAATTAAATCTAAATTCATATCTGCCCGGGAATGTCCAACTTACAATAACCACTGGACGTTCAGGAAATATAGACTCACACTCGGCGATAACTCTACGTGCTATAGAATCATTTCCATAGCCAGGCCAGGCTACGCATTCATAATCGTAGTCTGCAGATACCAATGCCGTAAATGTTTTTAGACTATATTTAAAATTTTTACCACGAGCGCCTTTAAACGTATCGCAATCTGATAGTTCGCTACCATAGACAAAACTATCACCCCCGGCTACTATAATCATATCCTGGCCTCATCATGTCTATTTGCATTTGCTTATATGTAGCGTCGGACCAGCAGTAGTCAAACTCAGCTGATACTCCATCTACTTCTATTCTATATATGTCTAAGTGACTGCTTAGTGTGTCCCAAATAGTTTTATAATCTGTTGTACCAAAACTGCCAGTTAAGTCAATCTGACCCAATGGCAAGTATCCTAAACTCAGCTTAGGATCTGCGGGATCGCGATTGTTGTTAACCAACCATTCACGGAATGCTGACTGCTCTTTATCGTGCCAGAAATGTCCGCCACCCAGGGTAATATTGTTGCCCCATTCAACATCAAACTCTCCGCTATAATAACGTAACTCAGTAATAGCTTCGCATACTGTTTCTGTTAGCTCAGGTGCACCTTCATCACGGAATACTTCGTATAAGGTCTTACCTATTTGTGTCCAGTGCATATAAACACCACCCAAGACACGATCATAACCGTTGGTTAAAAATCCTTGACGATGTGTGTCTTTTAAATCGTAACGACGAGCATTTAAAAAAGTAGTAATTTGGCTTGGACGTACCCAATATGGGTCAGTTGACAATTTGCGTCGACTGAGAATTAAATTTTCCATCTCATGACATATATTGTTCAATTGACGAATTGCATATTTGGTTTCATAGTCTGCACGTTTATACCAATCACTTAGCCCCCATACTGTACCTTGTAGTCGCTCAAAGTGATTGTGTAGTCGGTTCATTATCTCATGGTTAACGCCATTGTCGGCCCAGTCAAATCCAACTACATTGTCTGGTGTAAATGTTTCTTCAATTTGATAATCTGTAAAAAAGTTATTAATTGTTTGAACGTGTTGGTTAAGTTCGTTACATAGATATTCTAATGTACGTGCTGTTTTAGGAAATCCCATGAAACAGAAATTCTTTTCTAACAGGTTCCCAGATTGCAGTAACTCCGCAAGTGCTTGAGTCCAGTCAGCACCAAGTTCGTGGTCAAATACATTGATTGTATAATCAATTTGATCACGATAATTCAGTGGATTTCTTAATATTATTTTAACTGATTGAGTCATACCATTCTAATGCTTCGGATCTTTCTGCAAGTATATCACGCATAGTATACTGATCATTTCGGATTTGTTCAAGTCGTAAGATGCGTTGTTTGCCACGTTGCAGACCTGATTGATATGTGTCGGGCCATTGTTCAGCAAACGTGGGACGGGTTTTAAGTTGGACCATTATGTCGCGCAGGGCGCCAGGTTCTAAGCCGGCAACTATTTCGTCTACCCAAGGGTGTAATACCGACTTAGGTAGTGCCAGCGGAGACATAATGATATCCGGGGAAAAACTAAAAACTACTTTGGCTAATACGTCTACTCCGAGAGTTTTCGCGAGTTCTTGTATCTTTTGTACTTCAAAGAGTCCTGGTGTAGTAAGAGTGAAGTCCATACGGACTTGGCGGCTGTGTTTGCTGTACGTAATTCCTTCAGTGAAGTTCTTAAGCCATTCATCAAAATTAAGACCTGATCGAATATACTCTCCAATTCGGCCCGTACCATCGATGCTTGCACAGATTTGCCAGTCTCGAAGCCCAGCCAAAATGTCACGATAGAGATTAATGCCCCTATAATTAACACGACTAAGATTTGTGTTATATCGAGCGTAAACATTTGGACCATCTCCTAATTCAACAATACGTTTCATATACCGCCAATGCTGTTCATACATCAACGGCTCGCCACCTACCCAGTACACTTCTTCTACTCGATGTTCCTCTACTGCGTCGGCAAACTCTTGTTCAATTTGCGTGTCTTGGAACTGTTCAATTTCTTTCTTTACTTCGGGCTTCATCCAATTGTTTTTTGGATTAGTCCAGTCAATCATTTGATGCTGACGTTGTTCACTTTCCCAGGCGCTGGACAACATATCGCCACACATACGGCATTTAAAGTTACAGAGATTACTAAAGCGATAATCCCACGACACAGGTTTCATTGTAGTAAAACCCGTAACATCTGTCATTGCCATTGCATCTAAGTACTTATGCCCAAACAGCTGGTTAAAATAACTACGGTAAACGTCGGTGTTTAATAACTTACTATTGCATACATCACATTCGGGTAGTGTTTCACCTGCCATCATGCGCCGACGTACTGACCGCATATGATCTGAGTTCCAATGTTCGTCTAATGTAATAGGTATATACTTACCTGTGCCACTTGCTGTGTCTATATACTGTTCAAAGTTTTGTGCAGGTTCTCTACTTGCACAACACATACGGCGCTCAGTCTGTGGACTAAGGTAAGTATGCGTCCAGGGTGCCATACATAAGGTATCGGGTTTTGTCATAGCCATGCCTTAATAGAACTTAAATTGACTGTTTTAAAAATTTTGTTTTTAAAAATTTCTTTAAATTCTTCGTAGTGAGGTGAACTTGGAATATGTACACATTGCTCATCAAAGTTGTGCCATGTGCCCCAATCTTGTAAAGCTGTAAAATTTGGTATTAGTTTATATTGACGGCAGAACTTTACAAAGTCTATGCATTCTTTATAATTGGCTCGTTGTATTACAAAATTGCCTAATGCTGTTTTATTCAAAGTTAAAAAATATTCTAAATTAGATATCAGTTGATCCCAGTCTCCGCCACGTCTAACTATTTCATAAGTTTCCTTTGTAGCTGCATCTATGCTAATACTAAAGACTGTTTTGTCTTTTATTTTATCAATTGTTTCAGAATTCTTTTTCATTAACAAAGCATTTGTTTTAATGCTAAAATTAATTGTTGATAACTCTGCGTAAGAATCAATCACACGCTTGTACAAAAGACTTGCAAAAGGATCACCGCCGGCTAATTCTACTCGTACAGGTTTATCTGATTTAGCAATCCACTCTTTCATTCGTTCGGTCCAGACAAAATACCCATCAATAATTTGCTCATCTTTGATAAAGACCATATGTTCTCTACAGCTTGGGCAAGTAATATTACAGCTTATATCAATTTGTATGTATAAGGACAAAGGTGTTATTACATTGCCTGGGGCATATCGCATACCGCACTGATCTACTGCACAAAAATTATACTCACCGGATGCAATAGATTCTTGAATTTCCACAGCCTTGGGACTTGAAAAAATTTCATCAAAACTATGAAAATCCATAATATGTCCCACAGGGAAAGGCACGAATCCATCACAGTGGCAGACAAATACTCTGCCATTTACGTCAACTGTTACATTTGTAAATGGCACATAGCAACGATGTTTTATTCCTGTTTTAACACTGGGCAAATTAAATGCCTGTCGTTTATAAACTAAGTCGTGGTCAGGGTCGTCAAAATTTGTTGGTCGGTATTTGGTAGTCCAGGTTACATTAAAAACTTTTTTAGGGCCTAATGCTATTTGTTCTTCAGTAAATTTATCTAATTCTTTTTGTATGGTTGGGTTTTTGCCAACAGCGCCATTTAAATAATCGCGAAAACTTGGCCAGTCGGCTCCGGCCATCATATTATAATCTTCTTCGAGTACGTATAACTTTAAGTTATCAACCATTGAATGTAATACTTTCTAAATTTAATACGGGCGCATTAGCAACCGCAACTAATGCATCTAAATTTGCTACACGACCAATCACAGGGTATCCAATATAACTAATAATTTTTTCTTCTGTATGCTCTTCAACAAACTCAGGTGCATGATCTTTAAATGCTGAAATAATTGCGTCAACGTCAACAGGTTTATCAAAATTGGCAATTACTATATTAATGCCTGGGCGTACAAAATCATGAAATTTACAAGTTTGTGAAATATTTGTATAATCTTTTTCTAAAAATATTTGTAACGGTCCATGCCCTACATAGGGATTTTGTAATCGTAAGTCGCCAAATTTTAGTGTGTGCTGGAAAAGATCTGTGCCAGGTAATTCAAATCCTGCATCATTAAACCATTCTATTTGCAACCAAGCATCTCTTTTTTGTTTTTGTCCAAACTGTATTAAATGTAAACAATAGTGTAACTCGTGTAACAAATGATCTAATTCAGCTGGTACACGATCAAACCCATTGGCCAATAATTCTTCTAAGTCTTTGTGTAGTAAAGCAGTTACACCAACATCATAATGATCAAATTCCCAAGACCATCCAAGTTTTAGTTTAGCTTCTCTTGCTAACTCCAACATATATTCAACTGTGTATTTGGGCCTGTCCCTAAATATAGGAAACTCTTGTTCGTAGTTAGATTTAATTAAGTTGGCATAGCTATAGCCTACCGCTGTTTCGGCAATGTCTAATTCTAACGTAGGGCAATCTTTAAATGTTACTTGTATCTGCGGCATAACCCATGGCCTCGGCTATTTCAGGGTGTGTATCTCTGAAATCTTGATGACGATATGCATCAGTTTCCTTCATACGTCTACGGAACTCAACTCCCTCGTTGCCTGCGCCTAATTCAATAAATTTAATTACATTATCAATTTCTTGTTGATAGTGGCTGTTGGCCCATTGAGTATTTTTTAATTTTGTTAAGACTAACTCTTGTGCTCGGGGTGTCATATTCTGTATATTCATAACTTCGGGACTGTGTAACATATTAAAGTGTACACTACCAAAATTCTTAGTATCCGCCCAGGCCAGTAGTTCATCTAAATAATAGACATTTTGTATGTTAATAGTAAAACATAATTGAGTAGTAATATTTGGGCAAGTAGAGGCTTTCATTGCGTGAGTACGATCAATTGTTTCGTTTACAGTTGTCCAGCTGGCGCCAAAGCGTTCGTATTCAAAACGATCGCCTACATTGTCAATACTAAAAGCAATGTCGACACGCCCAAAGTGTTTCCAAATTTCTTCGTGATCCGGTGATTGTGTTCCATTGGTATTATAATGTATATCAATATTGCGACTATGTCCTTGATCCACAGCATATTGTAGTAGATCAAAGTGTTCCTGGATCATCCAAGGCTCGCCACCTGTAAACTCAAAGTACTTGATATTGGGCAACAGGGCTCGCATATTATCCCAGAATGTTGTTGTCTTGCGTGGCCAAGCACCTTGCCGTAACCAGGTATAGGCAATGTGTGACTTCTTATCCTCGCCTGGCGGTAGGTAATTCATTTCTTCTGTAGCCCAACTGCTCGACGACCACGACCCACAGATACGGCATTTTAAGTTACAGATGTTGCCTAATTTTAAATCAACAAACCAAAGTTGATCTGGATTATCATTGGCCCAATCTACCTGCGGATATAGTTCTTTTAATCTAACGCGACTGTGTATACGTTTACTATCGCGACCGGCAGCTTCTTCGTCCCAGCAACGACTACAGGTCGCGGGCTTTTCACCTCGTCGAAATTCTCTGCGTAGCTCTTGCATGTATTCACTGTGGTAAACAGTTTCTAAGTCTGTGTGATTTAGATCATACTTAGCGCCATACTCGTCACGAATTTCTTCGTGTGCTAAACAGCACGGACGTGTAGTACCCATTGGACTGGTTTCAACACTAATCCAGGGCAACATACATATTGTGTCAGGAAGGTTTATATTGTCTGATGTCATTTAGTTCTGGGAATACTGTAAAAAAGTCTTCGTTGCGTACACGATCAATTTGATCGTTGGTGTGGAAAAAGTTCTTTAGTTCGTGTGTGCTGTCTTGTTGCATCATAAAATTAACAACTCCCTGATAACCACTGGTAGCACGTAGTAGTGTATCCTGCGGTTCGAGCCATTCTAAATGTTTTTCAATTTTTTCTTTGGCCTGTTGTTTAAGATGTTCGGGCAATACATCAACACGATATCTATGTGGGTGTTGTAGAATATTAATATTCCAATCCATTGGGCGTAGTAGACCTAAATCTACCCATTCTCTGTGGAAGTCTGTAATATGTAACACGTTCATCATACTAACAGTACTTGATACATAAAAGTCTACGTTGGGACAAATCTCTAACATACGTTCGCGATTTTCTACTGTTTGGCGCCAGTCTTGTCCTTTGCGTATATATTCGCCACGAGCATAACTACCATCTAAGCTGGCGCCCACACTAACGCAATCAAACAATTTCCACATTTCAAGAACATCACGTCCTTTAAATTTAAGCTCGCTAAAGTTTGTATTGTAGATTAGGCGTACATGGAACATTTCTCGTTTGACTAACTCGTCAAGTACTTTCCAGTGTTCTTTCATAATTAGTGGTTCGCCACCGGCCCAATAAATTTGTTCAAGGTGCGGGATATGCTCTTGCATCTGTTCCCACATATCATCTTCGTCTTTACCGGCATACATTATTGCTGGGTATTGTGGATTCCATCCTGCGGCTTTTTCATCCTTGTGCCAATTACTCGAGAATATACCACCGCATGTGCGACACGCAAAATTACAAAGGTTACTAAAGCGAATATCATAGTAACGTAGTTTAAAATCGTCATAGGTGCCGTCTTCCTTTGTATCATCAACTATGCCTACATGGTGTCCAAAGTTTTTATTGGCACTTTCGCGCATACTAAACAACTTTGATTTTTCTTGCTCGTAACACTTATTACATTCCTTACAAGGTTTTTCATCAAGCATATTACGACGCATTTGTTTTAATGGTTCGTCGTTCCATATTTCGCGCATAGTCTGTGTTTTGAGATTGCCAATAGGATACTCAGGTTCGCTTAGACAACAAGGAAAAGCACGACCATCTGGAAAGGCATGCATATGAAGCCACGGAATCATACAAAATGTATCGCTCTTGATTAGGCGATCAAGTTGATCTTCTCGTAAGTCTTTTTCGTCAATGTAGACTGGCTTACGGAATCCATAGTTGTAATTTTTATAATAATTTTCTAATTTGTCTGTCATAATGAATTGTACCAACTGGCTAATGTAGGGAAAGCTTCTGTAAAGTTTTTATTTCTACGTTGATCATATTGTGTATAAAAACGTTTGAAGTCTTGCTGTAATATATGTTGTTCTGCAGCGTCTGCGTGTGGAGTTTTAACTACATCTAAATAATCAATTAGGCGTTGCAGTTGATTAATTTCAAACTGATGCAATAAAGGATCATTTTGATTGGCTGTTAGCCATTCTTGCAATCTAATTTTATAGTGAGTGCGAATTCCATCTGGTAGTACTAAAGGACTTTGAAAACTTGGGAATCGTAATATATTTAGCGAAAATGTAGGGAAGTCTTTTCCGTACTCACGTTTCCAATTCATGCAGCACTCTAAGAAACTGTCCAGAGTATCTAAGCATAATGCGTTAATGGTGCACATCATATGGAAACCTTCTATATTGCCATTGGTTAAGACTTTTTCTACATTATTAGCCCAGGTGTCCCAGACAAGCCCGTCGCGAATGTATTCGCTTTGTTGACTCATGCTTTCATTACTGGTGTATAAATGGAAATGTCGAATACTGTGTGTAGCGTCAATTAGTCGATCAATTAAATCGTCTTTGGCACCAAGATTGCTGTTCATGGCAAATCGCATGTCGGGATTGACATCTTTGGTCTTGAACCATTCTAATAACTTCCAAGTGTCCCCGGACATCAGGGGTTCCCCACCAGTAAGACGTAACTCTGTTAGTGTACGACTTAGGTCTGATTCCCACCACTTAAAGAACGCTTCAACGTAAGGATTAGTCTCACCAAACTTATATAGCTGACTACTTCCATGGCTATGAGTAAAATGATTCCTGCCGTCTGAAGTGAGGCCGGTAAAAGGTCCATTGGTGTCAATATCTTTAACCCAAGTGCTACTGAAAGCAGGGTTACAGTAACTACACCCAAAATTGCATGTGCGATCAAAAGCAATTTCAAGCGTTCGTAAATCCACATCGTTGCGTGATGGCCCAACATAGGCTGTCTCCAATTCTTCGTCTGTATATATAACTGTTTTATAAACTCGGTCTGAAATATTGTCCCTACCGATATCTTCTATTTTCCAGCAGTATTCACAACCTGCTGGACGCTCTCCTTTCTGCATCATAGCACGTTCCTCTTTTTTCTTAGGAGTGTTATGAAGTGCTTTTGGGTTCGCTTCAACATCTGCTACTTCTACTTTATGTGGTAGTGGATGATGACAACTTGTAGTCATCCCCGACCCTAACCATATAGTAGCATTGTACCACTTAGCTCCACAGAATGATTCTGACTTAATGTCAATCACTCTACGTTTGTATTCTAAATCTGTTTCGTTATTTTGTCTTGGCATAATCTTTTATATATTCTAATGTTTTTAAAGTTTCAATATTAGAACGAACTATGGGCAATTCTAACAACTCATCGGGTATTGTTATATTGTTGTTTAAAGAAAAATGAAATTCCTCAGGCTTGTCAAGAACTGTCAATCTCCATAGAGTTATTGTCTTACTTTCTATCCACTGCCCTAATTCTAATAAATGATTTACATTATCTTTTTGTACAACGGTATTAACATTTATTCCTTGATATCCATTATAGCGATTGGCTAATATTTCTAAGTTAGATTCTAATTTATCCCACTGGCTATTTTTTCTAATTTGTTCGTTCAACTGTCCAAATCCATCTATGCTGACTGTAAAACTAATATTACTAAACCTATCCAATGACAGTAGCATATGGCTGGATAGTGTTGTAGCATTTGTATTAATAATAATTTCGCAGTCGGTGTTTTCAACAGTATCAAGCAAACGACTAAAAGATTTTATTAAAAATGGTTCTCCCCCGGCAAAATAAATTCTTTTTGCATTTTTGTTAATATCAATTTCTGGCTCATACTGCAAAAACGGCAATGCAATCCCTGCTCGCAATGCGATCGAACTACTGTCAGTTGCGTTACAAGTTTGACATTCTAAATTGCAGAGATTGCTGTATCTAAGATCGTAGTCAACATAGGCCGGTTCATTACCTGCCAGATGTGTTTCAATTGCTGCAACAACATCTTCTTCGTTTACTAACCAATCTCTGAGTAGTTGCTGTCTGCGACTAATCAATTTAGATTCTTCTTGCTTATAACACTTTGTACACTCAACAACTTCTACATCATTTAATATATCTGTACGAATTTCAGTTAACCTTGTGTCATCAACAACTTTGGGAGATATGCAACATAGTTTTCTCTGTTTTTTTACATTAGTATGATAACTTATAAACGGCAACGGACAAAATGTTTTACCAAATTTTAATTGTTCTGTTAAATTAATTTTTGGCATAATATTCGCACTCTTTCCAGAATTCTTTCATCTCCGGGAATGTTTTTAAAAAGTCAGTATGTCTGCGTTTATCGTGCTCGTTAAAGAATCGATAAAAATCAGCACGTTGCATTTTAACGTACTCTGGATCAAGATTGCAACCTTCTTTCATCCAATCTATGTCGCGGCGCATACGCTGTACTTCATAGTCTTTAAAGCCGTGAAATGGATCTTCGGCGGTTTCCATGTTGAGATCCATCCAATCGGCTACACGCTCTAATACCGAAACATACACAGGTGGCAAGATTTGTAGGCTTTGCCAGCGAGGTTGTCTAAGCAAGGGAGTATCAAACCAAACACGTTGATATGTTGTACTGTGTTTGCGACGTAGACTTAAAATATAGTCCAATTGGCGTTGCAGTCCCAGCACACTCAAATTATTCATTGTAATAATAAATGTCAGACTATTACGCGATGGAACTTCGGTCAAGTATCGATCAACATAATCAACCAATCTATTCATATCCAATCCATGCCTAATGTATTCAGCGTGTGCGGGTGTGCCCGAATCTAAGCTAACATACTGCATGAAATGTTCAATTTGAGTATTACATAATTGTTTGACATAGCCCAGATACTTTTCAAATAAAACAGGTTCCACACTAAAGTTACTGGTTACGTCTAAGTGCAATTCTGGATTTGGCATGGCCAAGACATAGTCAAATACCTTGTAAGTATTCTTATCCATCAATGGTTCGCCACCGGTCATTCGAAAGTGTTTTAGTCGCGGATATAGTGTAGGCCACCAATTCCAAAATGCTGTTACATAGGGGTTGTCTTCTCGAGCAGGGATAGGACGATTACGACCAGTAAAGTGACTGGGATCATTGTGAATAGTGCCAGTAGGAAACCCTCCATATCTCGCAACTTCTTCGGCCCACGAGGAACTAAACTGCGGACTGCAATAACTACATTTGAGATTACAGCCGTGATTAAAGTTAACTTCAACATAACTGGGTACAACGTCATCTTCTTCTCCTGTACTGTTTTTTATTTTTTCGTAATGTTCTGCGGCCCATGGTTCTCCAGAACGATAATGCCTGTCGCTTAGATTTCCCATGTCCTCCTGCGTCCAACAATAACTACATTCATTTGGACGTTCGTCTTTTAACATAATAACCCGCTGTGCTTTTTTATGTGCTGTATTATGTAATGCACCTGGATTAGCAACAAGTGGCACAGGATCTATAGCATGTAACGGCGGATGATAGCAACTATTGTTAAGTCCAGTCGGCAAATGTAAACTTACCTGTTGCCACTTGGCCAAACAAAGAGCAGGACCAAGACTCTCCTTCATTGATTCTGCAGATGCTAAAAAATTTGATTTACTCATCTTGTTGTTCTACTGTTAGTCCCCAGGAAATTGTATTAAATATACGCTCGGTTATAAAGAACAAACACATATTGGTCACTGCCTGTGCAATAGCAAACTCTACTGCTGTGGCATTACTACTACCTGTAATAAAAACCTTAGCAAGTATAAAACTTACTACCATTGTTATTGCACGATAGATTACTGTTTTGGCCAAACTTCGATTAACTCTGTCCGATCCAGTGTTGGTTCTGCCCCAGATAAATCGAATCCATACACGCTCGTGTAGGTAATAAATTGCTGTACCAAATACAATCACCCCGGCACCAACTTTAATTGCAGACTGCAGGTCGCCACCAAAAAATACAGTTAACAGCATTATTGCAATAACAGATGCTATTCGGTATAAGACTGCTTTGGTAATTGTTCTTGTGTGTGTTTCTTTAATTAACATTTTATAAAATTCCTCGATAGATATTTTCTTGATATTTTGCCGTTTTCGTTTGTTGGGATTTCATCCGTTTTAATTAACAATTTTGGAAAGCAATGATCTCCCAACGACAGAAGAAATCTACGTATTTCTGTTTCAGCAACATCGCCTACGTATATACAGTTAACATCATGTTCACCAAATATTGTTACTTGTTGCAGATCAAAAAACTTTTCCAATAGTTGCGCTTCTAAACTTAAAGGATTGACTTTTATCCCATTGACATTTATTTGTTCTACGCTACGACCAATTATAGTATAGTAACCATCTTCATCTACTGTTGCTAAATCACCAGTATCCATCCAGCCATCAACTACTACAGTTGGTCCTTTAATTAATAGTCGATTTCCTTCTAACTTTGCTTCGACGCTAAAAGGTCGTCCAACCGTGCCGGGCTTGATAGGTCCATTGAGTGGATTAGTAATACAAAATCCCATGGCTTCTGTCATACCAAACGCATCAAGAATAGGAACCCGATAGTAGTCCTGAGCTATTTTTAATTTTGTTAACGGAAATGCCACCGACGCCGATACAATTAACTTTAAGTCTGGAAATTGATATCTTGTAAAAAAATTAATAATTTTAGGAATTGCTGTCATTAGTGTTGGGCGACTTGCTTCCACTAAGTGAAATTGTTTAGTATTAAAAAATTTAGTCTCGCATCCAGCTTGTTTTGTTGCCCAGTAAAAGTGTTGCCCATGAGCATGCCACAGTGGCATAACAGATGAATATCTATGGTTAGCATCAAGATGATAAGCATCAATCATTGACTGTGTCATTATATTCTTTTGTTCATCATTGAATCCGTAGAACTTACTGTCTCCTGTGGTACCGCTGGTGTACCAATATAATCTTTCACCCGGGTAATCTTTACCGTTGCGAGTTTTTGTGCCTGTATCGGTTACTAATAGACTGTAGTCTGATTTTTCTAACAGATAATTCATTCTTGACTCAGAAGAATCAGGACTTACAATCATTAGACTATATTCATTTTCTAATTCTGGAATACGGAGTTCAGGATTTTTAACGCAAATAACTGCACGTTTCATTTTAATCTTCCTTCCAGATATTCTGTTAACTGCTTGGCATAATACTGATGTGCTTCTAAATTAGGATGTACTCCATCTGTAGCATACCAGTTATTTTCTTTAATTACAGACTGTAGAGTCAGAGGAAATACTTGTGTTTGATCAAGTTGATTGTATAATTCTGTAAATTTATCAAACTGTTTTAGTGTACGTGCAAACGTAAACAAGTAAGGTTGATTACGATACTTTAAAAACTCTTGTAGCATAATAATTCTACGTAAACTTGATTCGTATCGAATCCATTGATCTGTTTCTGTATCTGTTTCAAATTTCCATTCTGTTGCACTTATACGAGTATCTGTTCTATCAAACGGTGACCACATTACAATAACCATGTCGTAGGAATTTTTATGCAGTTCCTCGTTTGTACTTGCCTGTATGTAAGTGTTACCAGCATTCCATTGACTTAAATTAGTTGTATCGGCTGGCAATAACTCAGGCCAACTACCTATACCATAACTAAAACTTGCACCATTGACTAATAGTTTCATTCTCTCACCATTGGCCCTCGATTTTTAAATCCAGCTTTATAATGATGCTTAAAGAATCGACTTTCGTCTGCATCCATGTCAACAATAGGCAAACTTAATTTTTTACGCAATATGTCTCCTACACTGGTACATTGGTCCGGGCCATCGTTACTAAATGACTCCCACAGTTTTGCTAATACATCAAAGTTTTGTACCTGGCGATAATCCCACCCTTCAACCATGATCATAAATGTTCCAAGTCGGGCTCCGTATATAGCCCAAAAGCCATTGTCTGCATCTGCTCCTACTGTTTGCCAGATGCATAAATTATCGTAGTTACGACTGTTAACACGTGATTCAAATTCTTGTAGTGTAGGCTTTGCTCCGCGGTCCAAACACATCTTAACACCTTCTCGGAAGCCGGCACGCCAGGCTTGGAACGGAGTAGCGTTAGGATATGTTGTCGAGTAACAATCAGCCATTGCCCAGTAGTTAGGATAAAAACAAAACTCTACATCATTCTCTGCTGTGCCGTCTGTTGCTTCGTGTGTACGCATGTTATAAACAAACTCTTTGGTCCACGAACTCATACCTCCATTACCGTACATTAATCCATTAACAGCGTTGCGAGCCCTCCAACGAAAAACGCAAGAACGATTAGAATCGTCAAGAACCAGTTGTAGGTTGAAAAACTCAGGATCTGGAATATTGTCACCATCAATAAGCACAAAACGGTCTGTGTCAGAAGCGTCTGCAGCCGCTTTGTGAGCGGCGTCACTGCCTTTAACTCCGTCCACTCGTTTGGCCCATGGGACCATGTTTGAGATTTGTATCCAGAATTCTTCTTTTTTTGGTTCGTCATAAGTTAAAAATATGCAGTCTAAATCTGCTACATCAATTATTTCTGTAGGCATAGTACTCCGTTTGATTATATGTTTCGTTTTCTTCTAATAGAATTCCTGCGTGATCTTTTACTACTTGAAATCCTGTGTCGGATTTTTTTAATTGTACACGATATCCATTGTCTGTTTCAATCTTAACTATCTTACCATGTAAAACACGATATAAAAAAGATTGTTCGTAGACAGTTTTATCAACTACTATATATCTATTAGACTCGGGGTGGTTGGTCATCGAGCTGGCATAGATTTCACCAAGTTCATTATAGTGTAATCTATACTCAATTGGAATTGGTTTAAATTCTTCTATGGCAGAAGAAAGTTCATCCCAAAATGTTTGCTGTTCTTGACTCATAATATTTAATTAATTCTTCAGTGGCATAATTTTTATCGTAATAGTGTACAGGATGATATTGATTTATATTATTAATTCGAATTATATCTTCATCTTGTTCGCCAACTACAGTTTCTGTCCAAGTACGAGCATCTGACCAACCCTGTATACCCGACTTCATGTGTACAAAATTTATAAAATCTAAACTTGGTATAGTGCAGGTTTCCTCGCCAACCAATAGTGCTGTTATAGCGTATAGTACATCGGTACTGGGAGTATCTTCTCTGCAATTTTTAAATTGATCTTTTATATCCTTCCAGTTTTGAAATACTGTTTCTGCTGCGGCAAAAAAATTAAATGCTTCTTGGCTGTATCTAAAATACATTAATCCATTATAGACATCGGGTAAATTATTATCATCAAAAAATTGTCTATATTTTCTTACATCACTTAAATTACCTTGATAATCGCGGCATCCTGTACTGAGTACTACATTACGCAAACGCAATGCCGGCCACCAATGATCCACGCTGCCTGTAAACAATAAATCACTTTCTAACTTTATTGTTTCTTTAAAAGGCGTAAGCCTAAAGACTTGATATTCATTAGCCAGTTTCCAATTGCTGGTGCTGCTATTATTATCGGTGGGCAAATCAATAATATAATCAAAAGTATTACGATGACGCTCATTAATTTTCTCCTTGGTTGCAAGATCCACTATAACCGCACATTGGTTATTTGTCTGGGTAGCTTTGATGTTTAATGCTTGTAAATATGCTAACTCAAGATAATCTACATCCTGAGTATTCTGTGCAAATGTAACAAATCCCAATGGTGCTTTATCCACAAACACCATCCACAAATTCTTTGAAGTTATCGGTTAACAAATAATTTTTATCCAATATATGTATATTCTGTTGTGGCAATATAGTTGTCAACGGCCATTTGCCAGATGGAGTTTGAGTATGATTTACTTTTATAAAACTACCCAGCGGCGTTAATGTTTCAATTTCGTGATAGATGCTGAGCATGCCCCAGGGGATACTTTGAGTTTCATTCAACGAATATCCACTTAGTATGGTATTGGCTATTGTAAAAGCAAAATCATTTCTAAAACGTTGATTAGTAATATTATACAGAGCACGATAGTAAGAATAGTTACGCTGAATTTTTCCAACTAACTCAAACAACATACGGGCACGTTCAGATTTTCTAAACAGCACAACTGTAGCCCAGACATAGGGTAAACTGGTATTTCCCATTACTTCAACATCGTAACTTGATGTTGAAACATTATGATGCATTAGTCGATAATCGAAGTCTGTTTTAAATAAAGTTGTAAGACTATCGTCTAACACCAAATAATCTGTGTCAAGAAGAATAGTACTGTCATATGGGCTGAGATCGTAAGCAAGATATCGTCCAAAATTACGCCAACTGACAGTTTGATTATTAATTGCGCCTCTATAATTGACCTGCCCATCGTCTGGTGTTAGTCTAATAATATGATCATATTCAAATTTGGGATCGCTGTCTGGGTCGGTTACTATAGTAACTGGCAGTCCCAAATTATGTTGAATTAGACGACTGGACTGATCTGCTATGCTGACATAGTCAACAGCTTCAGTATTAAAGGCAAATACCAAGACACCTTTAGACTCGGCGGATTTTTTTGAGTTCTGCATGTTGTTGGTGCCAGGTGTTCATTACTTTTTGATAGTGTTGCTGTGCCTGTATTAAGAATACCGGCCGGTCAACTTGAATTGGATTACCATAAACATCTTCTAAATACATATCATCCATTGGCCAGCCCTGCGTAAAAGCAATTAACTCCGGAGTAATCTTAAACAGTCCGCCGTTGTGGGCATAATGTAAATCTGTTTGAATTTTTTCTCGTAAGAATTTTTTATTAGCCTGATAGTCAGTGGCACGGCGCACTTCGTTGGTGAGTTTTTCTATGTCGGTCATATTAAATGAAAATGGGTGTAGACAGTTAGTATACTATCTTACACCCTGGATGTCAACCTAAAATGGTATTAGGAAACTGAAATTGATCCGTAACTTGGAGTACCGCTAAGGTAAGTATTTTCTGGATATTCAATGTCAATACGGTGATTCCAGCTGATGTTAACCGCTTTGTTACCAAAGTCTGACTGTAGTCCACCAAGGTAAGTAGTAACGTTAAATGTAATTGTTGATCCACAGTCGCCGTGGCCAGATACGTTAGTACCGTTTGAGTTAACGCTGATAGATATGTAGTCACCGCTGTATGGATATCCGGTACTGGTTACTTGAACTAAAGTTTGAGCACCCGAGGACAAGCTATAATAGCCAAGTCCAGTATTGTTGGTAACGCCTTGACCACCCGAACCAGAACGACCAGCGTTACTACCATAAGCAAAGTTGGAGATAGTACCAATTTTATTGTTAATCAAATCAACCAAGTCTGCTGAACGACCTTGGCTATTGTTGTTTGTTGCACTAACAGTTACAAATCTAATTCTACCGCCTTGGTTAAAGAAATAACGTGCAGCATCACCAGATGCAAAACTAACAGTTCTTGAAAAACTACTGCTTTCTGCACTTGCTGTAGAACCAGCGGACCAGTTAAATGTATAAGGATTTGAACCAACTGTGGCAACAGAGCCACGAGCATAACAACTTAAACGGTTACTGTATATATTAGCAATAGCTGTGTTTAACGAACTCTGGAATGTAATCAAGTCTCCAGTGTTAACAGTACTACTGATACCAGATCCAGTGTTTAATTGATGACCATACATGGTATTCAATCTGCTAAAGAATGTAGCCCACTGTCCGGCTGTTACTAATCCAGCACTTGTTGCTGCTTTTGGAATTGTAGTCAATCCATATCCGGCATTTCCGCTACCAACACCCCAAACAGCGTTTAGTGTTCCTGACCCAGTAGTTGGGTCGTTACCTACATAATTGTTATAATCGTTAGCATCAATTAAGCCACCTTGACTGTATGACATGTTTTTTTCCTATTACGAATTTAATTTAACTACAGCTTCAATGGTACCTTCGGCTGTATCGAGTTTATCTTCTAATGCGCGACCAATTACGTTCCATGTGGTAATTTCACTGCGAGCACCTGCTCTGGCTAAGCCATTACCGGCACTAACTAAACGATCGCCTTTGCGTATTTTACCTACTACTCTAACAGGAACACGTCCTTGTACTGCTACAGGAGGATGTGTGCTGTCGGTACCAGCAGTAGAATTCATTAAATACGCTGCATTAGTACTTATGACGCCGAAGACATTCTCGCTTAAATCTTCGCCAGCTGCCATAATTTCTGCAGGGCCGCCCAATTCAACAACTGTACCAGCTGAATATGGTTGATCTGCTTCAAAACGTTCTGCTAAGTCAGCATATTTGGCATGCATAGAAGTACCATACACATTGTTAAACCAGTTACTTGTACTACCCAAATCAATAGCAGCGTTTGATGCTGGTGTTATTGCACCAGAAACGCTGACTGTGGTAAAATATGCTGGCTTTGGTGAAACGTTACCAATAATACCTTGGAAACTTGCGCCTGTTGCTGTGTTCAATGCTGTTGCACCGCTGGCACTTAATGTTGTAAAGGCACCTGTACTTGGTGCAACGTTACCAATTGGAGTTCCATTAATAGCACCGCCCGATGCTGTAGCAACAGGAACACCATTTAATGTTAACGAGCCAGTGACCGCTAAACTTGTAGTTGCTGATAGTGTAGTAAAGACGCCAGTGCTTGGTGTTGCATTACCAATTGGTGTATTATTAAGAGCCGCAAAAGTAGCTGTTCCGCCGCCACTGGTAGTAGCAATAGCCTGGCCATTTAATGTTGCGTTTCCAGAAATTACAATATTTTGTGCTGTGATGTTACCGCTAACAACCACGTTGTTAGCAATATTAAATCCGGGGTTTATCGTTGTAAATCCAGCTACCGGTGTTGGTAAAGTAAATGGATTTGCTTCTGTACTAACAATGCCAGCTAATTTATTATTAACCACAACGTTACCAACTGTGTGTAGTCCCGACACGTTGTCTGTTAAGTTATTACCTAATACGCCAGTCAATGCTGTGCCTGGAGGTGTAGCTGGACCAATAGTGATCCAATCACTACCAGAATAAACATTTAATACACCGTTGCCGCTGTTAAACCATAGGTCGCCAGCAAGAGCATTTGTTGGGGGGCTACTATTAGCAACCGAGCCACCAACAGCTTTCCAAATTGAGCCATTCCAAATTTTTAATGATAAATTACCAGTGTCCCACCAAAGTTGTCCTTTTAAAGGATTTGCGGGTGCTGTACTGTTAGCAAAATGCTCCAGTAATTTGATAAAATTTTCATTTAAATAGATACCATAACCAGCAAAGTTTTTACCAATTAGGTTAATACTTGTAGTTGAGGTGTCAGCAGAACCGTCTGCTAATGTCTCAAGCACAGTTCCGTTAGTTAGGGTTAAATTATAAGGCATTCTTCATTGCTCCGCGGTATTATTGTTATTTATGAGCTTTTAATAAACAGTTCCTGCTACCAATTTATAATTACAGCACCAGAATTGCCCGGGAATCCTGGCAAGGATGCGCCAGCAGCATCTGCGCCATTTCCGCCGCGTCCGTAGATATTTCGCGAATCTGGTACTAATACGTTAATGCTTCTGGTTGTCCAAACATAATTTCCCGAAGGATCTGCTAAAGCTACTGCTACGCTGGCTGGACCTCCCCAATTCTGTGCCGCAATATTAATGGTTAAATTTCCAGGTGTAAGATATATAGGTCCCGAATTAACAGTACCCCAATTGGCATTATTAACCACATCAATACCGTTAATAGTAACCTGACAAGCATTATCGCAACAGGCGTATACAGTATAATTGCCAGCTGTTTGTATGTATGTAGCGTAGGCTACACCAAAGCTGGCATCGTTATGTCCCCAATCTCCAGCATTTGGAACATTCCATACACCATACGCATTTAAGAATCCTGGATAAACTCCGTTAGTCGCTGGATACATTGGTATGTTAGGACCGTAAGCAGTAGCATTTAAAATTTGATCGGTTGGTTGTCCGGGTGGATTTCCTGATATAAACACAAAGCCATTATTTCCGCCAGTGCCTCCGGGCATGTTAGCCCCATGGAATCCACCGCCCTGATGGTTTGCTGTGTCGTGTTGGCCGGATGTACCTCCTGGTCCGGCGCTACCGCCCGCATCTTCTCCACCTTCGTCAAAATCGTTATCGCCGTCGTCATCGTAACGGCCCGATTCGCCGCCTTGTCCACCTGTGGCCGATAATGAACCAGCTGGTCCAGAGAATACACTGGTGCCACCAGTTCCGCCATAGACTCTTCCACCTCCGCCACCTGCTGTACTAATATCTCCGGCGCCACCTGCACCGCCAGCTCCAACTGTGATTGAATAACTTTGTCCAGGAGTAACAGTAAAGTTATTGACAGACACGGTAGAATATCCGCCGCCACCACCGCCAGATCCATAGCCAAATCTATATGAGGATCCGCCTCCGCCGCCACCTCCGCCCACAGCGTAGGTTGTAATATGATGAACTCCAAGTGGTACAGTCCAGGTATAGGTTCCAGGAGTGCCAAACACTTGATTTCCGTGTGGTTTAATAACGTTGAGAACTACAGGAACGGTTATATATCCACCGGGCAAATTATTATTAGCATTACTATTAATTGTAATAGTAGAATTGTAAACACCAATGTTTAAATTAGACGCTGTTAATGTAAACGGTGCGGTGTTTGCGGTGTAAGTGTCAAAGTTAAATCCAACAGTTGTCGGCACATTACTAACTGAGCCATTGCCAGATATAGTAATGTTTGAGATATTTAAATTAGCGCCATAAGGAGGGCTGTTGGTGCCAGAGGCAATTCTAACATTGATCGAACTGGGAGGATCTTCAACGTATGAATTATAAACAATTGGATTTGGTGAAACTACTATCCCCGCTACATCAGCTAACACTAAGCTGGTAACAGGAATAACTGTTTGATTACCGGGCCAGTAGGCAGCATTACCATCTGTACCAAAGTAACCAACATCTTGTGTGAATACAATATTTCCCAGGCTTGTTCCTATGTTAATACCTTTGACACTAAAATTAATATATCCTGAGTCGCCCGGTTGCATTGTAAAAGGCAAACCGCCATTAATACCTGTTAGATCTAAAGTGGTAATAGTAGAGGATCCATCATTAGCAACGATGTTGCTAATAGTCAATGGGTAATCGCCAGTATTAGAAAAATTAATTTGTTGCGTTCCGCTGGACCAGTGTTGATAAATTCTAAAATTAAAACTTGTAGGATTAGCGGTGTTTATACCAGCAGGGGTAGGATAAATTCTGTGCCAGCCACCATCTTGCGGTGCTTTGGTATACCAGTCTTTAACTGGAGTCCAGGCAATCTCGCCTGTTAGAGAATCTTGTGTTTTTTGCCACAGACCTTTTAGCGGCTTCCAGTTACCGTTCGCATCTTTGATTCTGGTAAGACCGTACTTTAAAAATGTCATGGTGTTTAAATCTGGAACCAGAAGTCCCCAATGTTTCCGTCTGCTGGGCCTGGTGTGTCTGTACTTACAAATTTAGCACTACCAAACCATGGTCCAGTAAGGCTGGCAGAAATAGCACTTTGGGTCCAGGCTGTAGTGGCTAATAAATTGGTATTGTCTGATGGTAATAGAGAAACGTTGTAGGTTGCATTACCTGAAAACCCAGGACTTACACTTGTAGCCAATGGAGTTGTTGCTGTAACAATAGAAGAGTCTACATAGTTTTTAGTTGCTACGCCCATTGGAACTGTTGGATCATTTGCTACTACAACACTACCATCTACACCACTGATATGTAGTGTACGTGTGCTTAATCCGTTGACATTGTTATATATTGCAACGTTGCCCCTAATGGTAGAGTTAACTAAACCAATATGTCCATCGGGAGATGCGTTAATAGCAAGTTTCCCGCCGCCTATTGCAATATTAGCTCCAAAGGTTGACGAAATGTCAGTGCGAGCATAATTAGCAGCTGTAATACCGCCCAATTGCTGTGCATTAACTGATGTTCCATACATCAGAGTATTGCCGTTGGCGTTTAAAGTAACGCCAGGATTGATTACCGGGAATCCAGGAATACTAACCAATGGAGTAAATGTTGCATCTGCACTGGCTATAGAAATTAAATTACCGTTTGTATAGACTTTTACAACGGTGTGCGAAGCATTATTAGTATCAATCACGTGCTCAACAATAGCACCGCTGATGCCATCTACTATGCTATATGCTGGACCAATTACTTTCCAATTTGTTCCGTTGAATACTTTAAGTTGTTCATTAGTTGTGTCCCACCACTCTACCCCAACAAATCGTGTATCTGGCGTTGTAGCAGAAATTATTAAAGGACTTACAGCAATAAAGTTAGTACCATTGTATACTTTTAAAAATCCAGTGCTGGTATCATACCACAATTCGCCAGGCAACGGCTGTGAGGGCGGAGTGTCATTGGCAAAATTTTGTAGTAAGCTGATAAAGTTTTCGTTTTGTAACTGGCCATAGTTAGGATAGTTATGTCCGATTAAATTAATGTCAGAAGCATTTAGTCCAGGATTAACTTTGGGACCGTCGGCGGTGCCATCTAATACCTGTAGTACTAATGTTCCATCGGGTTGAGTAATTAAATAAGACATGTCCGATTATCCTTAGGCAATACTGCTCAAATTAGTTAGGGTTTGTATGCGTACAGTATAGTCAATTTGAATTAGTCGATTTAAACTCTTTTGTACTGGGTGGAAAATAACGTGTGTTAGCATAGGACCTGTGTCAGAAACAAATGAACCAGCAGATGTTTGATCAACACTACCGTCTGTGCTACGACCAATTAGTCCCAATTCGTCGAACGTATATGTATCTGCTAAAGTTTGACTGTTATCAAATGCAGTTTGGCCAGCAGGTTCGCCGTAGTCTAATAAACAAGTAACTAAAATATCTGTATAGACTGTGCCCGGAATATGACGAATTTGAATATAATTACGTGTAGGGTCTAAATTAGATGCGCTGGTGTCGTCAACAATTTTACTATAGGTAGGATTGTATAAATTAGAATTTTGTGTACCAGTATTAGGAGGCAAATATGTAATTACGCCGGTTGGATCGATACTGCTTCCGCCGTTACCAAAACGCATTTCATATATATAATTTCCGCTTGTTCCGTTTTTATTGCTCAAACAATAAGCAATAGCCTGACTAATGTTTTCATAGTGGATAGCATTACGTTTATCTACAAAAACTTCTTTAGACTCTGGATCGTGAATCTTGATATGTCCCTGTACGTAAAAACCGCCGGTTTCGTCGGGTTTACGCTCGGGTTTTTCACCTTGTATAGGATTTTGAGTTGTATCTATCATGTTTATTTTCTACCTAATTATCTATATATTTATTGCAATTTATTACCAGGATATTGTTAATGACCCTGCGCCGCCATCTCCACCCGGAAGTCCGTATTCGCCGTCCTCATAATAACCACCGCCATTACCGCCATTTGGTGCTCCACCTGTTCCACCAGAGTAATTAGCTTCGCCGCCAGCATAGGGACCATTCCCGCCCGGAGTTCCAGTAACACTTGAGCCACCGGTGCCATCACATCCGCCGCCCTGACCACCAGTGGCCACTGCTGCTCCAAAAATAGTAGAGCTGCCATCGCCACCATTACTGCCAACAGCGCCGCCAGCTCCGCCTTGACCAATACTCCAATTTAGTACCGTACCCGGGGTCACAGGGATTACTCCTTTAAATAGGCCTCCACCACCGCCGCCACCACCGGTAGGAATTGGTTCTTCGTCGCCGCCGGCTCCACCACCACCCCCGCCGCCGCCTACAGCGTCAACAGTTATTGCATATATGCCAGGTGGTACTGTAAATGTGCCGGACCCAGTTATAAATGTTTCGGTTCCAGTTGAAGGCCATGATTGTTTCCATACCCCGTTATCATGTATAAACACCTTACGTACACGTCGCCAATCACCATTGCTGTAACTTGGTATCAATGATGTTGATAAAGCGCCATCTTGGTTAAATCTATGTATAATTTTTGTGCCTGATACTGTTATTAATCCGCCAGTAAAATATGGAGTGCCTGTTGGAGAATTATACGATATAGTAATTGCGCCACCTGTACCGGACTGTGCTATACCACCAGCATTAGTATAAGGTGCAGAGCTCCAGCCGCTTGGAACTAAATTGTTGCCATCTGATCCTGCCCAGGCTCCTTCGTCGCCGCCATAGACAGCGCCGCCTGCACCACCATCATAACCACCGCCGCCTCCACCTGCTCCACCACCGTCACCACCTTTATCTTGTCCATGACCACCAGCAGTAGATCCACTGGATTGATAGCCATATTGTTGTCCTTTACCCCAGGCAGCACCAACGTTTCCGCCTCCACCACCACCGCCACCCCCGGCAGCTACTGCTACAGGTGTTCCATTTATTTCAAGTACTGTGGCTCCACCACCGCCACCACCTGCGCCGGAACTTCCCGCTCCACCGGCAGCTCCACCCGAGCCACCATTATATCCAATCGATGATGATCCACCTGCTCCACCACCCCACCCCGCTACACCCGACGCACCGGCAGCTCCGCCGCCGCCCATATAGACGTTTACGCTATCAGTTAGGTTTATATCTATTGTACCATCAATTTGGTGTCCTGGATAACCCGCAGAACCTGGATGACTGTCATTACCGCCACCCCCACCACCTCCGCCAACAAGGTGTACACTTAATGTTACTGTGCTGGGCACATATGGTACTGGAACATTTGGTGCGTTGACGTAGATTTGTTCAACTAAGTGCCAATCACCTGCAACGCCAAACCCAGTTAATGTGCCAGATTGTGTAAATGTATGAGTAATAAATGGGCCGGTAGTAGTAATTGTACCGCCCGAAAACAATGGTTGTCCCGAAGGAGATTGATATTGTACAACTACTATACCAGAACCGCCGTGTCCACCCGGTTCATATGTACCGCCCGATCCAGGCTGTGCTTGACTTGCACCACCGCCACCGTTACCTGTGTTAGGTGCAGCATTTATACCCGGAGTCCACGCTTCTGCTATACCACCAACTCCGCCGGCAGCATAGATAAATCCTGTTAATTGACTTCTGGCTCCAGACCCGCCAGCAGCACCGCCTCCTGATCCACCAGGACCACCGGCTCCGCCTCCACCTCCGCCACTGCAATGATCATAATACAATCTGCGGCCGTCACCTGCACCTCCACTGTGTCCTTGCCCGGGAACGCCTGCACCGCCACCATTGGCTCCATTGCCGGTTGAATCTCCTACTGATCCGCCACCTGAGCCACCATCTTGTCCTGAACCAGGATTGCCCCTACCGGGCCAGCCGCCATGACCGCCACCGTAGGCTGTGTATCCGCCAAATGTAGAATTTTGTCCGTTTTGTGTGTCAATGCCGCCTGCACCGACTACAACGGGATAAGATTTTTTTAAATCAAGGGTAATTGGTTGATTGTCAAGAAAACCACCTGCGCCACCTCCGCCACCACCTACTCCGGACTGGGCAAAGCCGCCCCCTCCACCACCGCCTACTAATAATGTATAAGCCGTGACCGTAGTCGGAGAACCGATGCTGGCGTCATTAACATATAAATTTGGCATAGATTATATTTGATACCATATATCTCCGTCGGATCCGCCCGATGGTGCTGCTGTAGATACTGTGCGTCGTCCAAATCCATTGTATCCTGCTGTGGGATATACGGATACTGCACCAGATGTAGCTGAAGTTGTAATACCGTTTGTACCTGTTGCTGTAATAACACCGGTGTTGGTTACGCTAACATTACCGGTGGTAGCTGAAACATTTATACCAGTTCCGCCTGCTAATCCAAGAACTCCGGTGTTGTCAATTTTTAAATTAGTTTGTGTGGCAGTTGTTGCTCCAGTTACAGAGATACCATTGCCAGAAATAGCTGTAACGCTGGTAATTACTCGATTACCATTGTCGTATACTGTTGCACCAGCTACATTACCCGATGCATATAAATTGCCCACACTCACTGGGTCTGTTATACTTACATAGGATACACCAACGTTTGCACTAACAGCAGTCTGGCCAGCAGTACCGCGTAAGTCAGTAACAGCACGATGTGGTAAATCTAAATCAACTGCAATATTGGCAGCAGATGTGACCAGCCCTTTATTATTAACTGTGATCTGCGGAATTAAATAAGTCAGTCCCACGTTACCGCCCCATACTCCAACGTTGGTATTAACAGTTTTTAACGTGGCAGTAATATGAGTTGAGTTACCAGTGATATTAGCATCGCTTGTACCAGATGCAGAAAATGTGCTGTTTAAAGTTAAACCACCGGCGGCAGCATCAGCAAATGCAGCACGGGCCACATATAAGTTTGCTACAAAACCAGTGCTGTTTACAATTAAAGGTGGTGCACCATTTGGGCCAGAATCTGGGAATGTACTGACTATCTGCCCCGATGTGTTCATGCCAACTAAAGTTCCCAACGATGTGATGTTTGGTTGTGGGCCTGTTACTAAAGTTCCGCCAATTGAGCCAGCTACCGTTAAATTTGGTAGCGTAGTCATGTAATTTTTTAGTGTTATTAGCTGAGCAGCACTGGTAATTCCCCCAGTTTCTGTAGGGAAATATGTAGCATCTTGTACAGATGTTACCAGTGGCAAGCCTTGTATGGTTATTGTTGTTGACATATTAGTTCGTCCGATATCTTATATTTATTTTGTATTATCATACCCCGTTACGTATAAACTGAGCTTGTATTGTTGTACTGCGCTCTAATCCATATCCGTCAGTGATGTTAAAGGAAATGCCAGTTACCTGTGCAACTACGTTAGCACCATTTTTCCATACATAACTGTTGGCCGGAATTTCTTCTGTAGTATCAAATGTACCAGTTACAGAAGTAGCCAATACAGAAATTGTATTACCAACTATAGTTCCTAAATTGGCCTGTACCTGTGCGATACTGCCCGATACTATGGCTGTAGCACCAGTTGCAGGTTGTGTAATTGTATCTCCTGCTGCAAACGCTACATTTGTAGACAAGGTAATAAATTCTTGTGCACCTGGTAAGAATCTTATAATATTAACTGTACCCGGTAAATCCTGCGTAAATGTATCACCTACAGTATCAATGATAACTTCGGCACTTGGAACTGTTGGACCATTTAGCCATGATGTAGTATGGACGTTAGCCACTGTGGAAGTTGGCAATAGTTGGTTAACAGATGATTCTTCAACTAAGCTACCAATTGCGTGTACCTGCGGAGCACCTGTTCCATCAACAGCACGACGTATTTGTCCAAGTACATTGTTGTGGCGATCAATAGTCCAATATGTAATTTTTTCACCGTTGATATATACCACGCCAGGGGTTGGTGGGTATGTATTTGGATTAGGTGTCATAAACACGTTGGCATTGGTAACGTGTATGTTAGCATCAGTAATATTTAAATTAGCTGTTAGCGTTGTAGTATTTGAATTAAAGATAGCATAATACTGTGGCCATAGACTATAGTCAATTGCAGCAGCATTTGTATTCATATTGTGTACAATACGATAACTTACTGGTGTAGTATTACTGTGTAATCTTGTGGTCACTTTGATGTTTAAATTATCAAATGTAATGCCGGGTACTAATTCCTCAGGTGCATGGCTACTATAAATGTCGTAATAGGCGCCACCGTCGATATTAATATCCTCGGCACGGGTTCCTAATGCTGTGTCTAAATAGCTACTTTGAATAATTGTATCTAAGTAGATAGGATTATTAGAATCAAAATAAACAATAGATACATTTGATCCTAACGCAATATTACTCATCACACCATTTAATACCATCTTGTCTGGTGCAATACTTAAAATTTTCACATTAGCTGTAGTGTCAGTATCCGTATTGGTTACAGTAAGTGGTAAACGAGTTTCTAAACCAAATGTAGTAAAGTTAAGTTTAGCAATATTTGAACTTATCATTGTAGCATTAGTTGTAAAGAATGCTACTACGTTAGAAGTAATTACAGAACTTGTGGCATTGTATTTTAATCCATCAACACGAACACCTGGATATGTCATTCCAGACATTAACTGTTTCATATCCAGGCCAGGCATGTTGGCGCTTGGAATATAGCTGGCCGATATACGATCTGCTGCTGTAGAAAACTCTTCTCCGCCAATGGCTCTAAATTGTGTGTAGTCAAATATGTTATTAACCGCTACAGGATTTACATTTGTAACTACACCATTTATTGCTATATTACCATTGCGTCTTACAAAGTTGCTGGTAACATTAGATACTGTAATAAGGCTATTGTTACTACTGATAGAAATTATCTGTGCATTAGCTTCAGTATTAAGCTGAGTAACATAATCGCCAATATTGGCCGAAATGTTACCACTTAGTTTTAAGGTAGCACTACTGTAGACAACACCAACTGCTTCATAGCCTTTGCCATTGTATCTTACCCAGTCGGATGAAATAATTCCGTCAAATGGTAATTCATCCCAGTTGTCGCCTGGTTGATCAAAGTCACTTAAGAAACTATAAGAATCGTTTTTACTCCAAGCAGTTACGTTACTGCTATAGCTAACACGGTCAAATTTAATTGTAGTGTCAAAAGTTCTTATTTTGTTATAACTTTCATCTACCAAAGTTGTGTATAGATTAAACGGACTTGCGCCAGACTCTACTGTATAGAACGTTGGGTAAACAGCAATATTAGAACCAGCTTTACTTAACCAACGTCCGCTTAGGAACGTACCCGATACGTTCCAAAGTTTAACTGTGTTGGTAGTTGTATCAGCATAGACTTCGCCTTGTGCACCAGACCCCGACTGTAACAAAATGTCACCAGCTTTGAGATTAACATTACCATTAACAGTTAATGTTGTTGTTGGCACACCCGGACGAACATTTAATGGAGTAGCATTTAAGTACAAGTATTCACCGGCCTTAAATGTTCCAGTAACATCAATTAAGTTAACATCTTTAAGAGTTAAAACATTACCGCCGGCAGTAGCAGAATACACTACACCAGCAGCACTTGTAGCTGGTTGCGTAATAATATCGCCAGCTCGTGCATGAGTATTGCTATCTAATGTAATATCCAATGTTGGAATACGTGCTACATAATGTTGCCCAATCAATGTTGGGTAGCCCACTGCGCCTGTTCCTGTACCAACAATAGAAATAGTTGGAGTTGAAGTATAGCCACTGCCTGGATTAATTACATTAAAACGAGAAATAGTATTTGATGTGATGTCAACATCGGCCGTAACAACCGCGCCAGTACCACCACCACCTATAACATTAACAACTGGCGGCAAGTAGTAACCTGATCCAGGATTAGAAACTTTAACAGAAGCAATGCCATATCCATGATTATTATACCACGAGCTGTACTGTGGTAAATTAGCCAATGCATAGGCATCTGACGATACAGTACCGTTTGGACTACGATAAGCATTAACATTACTAATATATGTTGCTGGAATATCAAAGTCGGTTGTGTCGCCATAGTACTCGTCTGTACCATTATAGTTAATCAAATATTCACGAATGCTGGTTCTATAAGGTTTAACCTCATTGATATAGTTTTCGTAATAAGTTTGGTTATCTTGAATAAACGAAGGATATTGTATTAACTCTCTCAATTGATGGAAGATTGTGACAAAACTTGTTTTGAATACCCAGTCAACTGATTTTTGTTCAGTCAACACATAATTAATCATAAAGAAGAATAAATCATTAAAGTGAGATTTTAAATTATCTACAAAAATGTTATTCTGAATAGCATTGAATATAATACGTATTTCGTTGCTGGCAACAGTTGTAGTATACAAATTGCTGTTTAATTGTATTGTACCGTTTTCCAAGCCAACTAAATTCCACGCCGAACCGTTCCAACGATAGATAGAAAATTGACCATTTCCTCTGTTTAAGACTTTGGCTGTATCATTTATGCCAGGCGATAATGTTACTAAATCTGGATAGGTAGCAACCTGATATGTAACCTTACCAGTTGAGTCGTATGTAGTGTCGTACCAGTTTACAAACGACCAGTAGAATGGAGTATAGTAACTTTGTACAGAAACCAGTGTCCAGGTTGTGCCGGCCCAGGAATATGTAGCCCACAGTCCCTTGTTATTTTCATCTTGTTTTACTAATACAGTATAGCCAACTAATAAACCAGCAGTATCAATATAGGTTAATTCTGCATAGTTATTAACAGAGTAATCATAGTTTTCAATGCCTGGTTGTGGATCTGAACTGTACAATCCGTTGATGTTATATTCTTCAACGATAGGATATTGAATTAATACGTTGTTGACATATTGTACAAAATTCTCCAAGGCAGTTAAACGATCAACAAATATTGTTTGGTTAGGGCTGGTGCCTATACCTAATTTAGTCTGCGGAGTCAATGAAACATCTGGTACAGGATTTCCAAGTATGTCTGTGCCAGACAAACTGTCAATCATTTTCTTAATAATGCGATCAGGAATAAAGCTACCGCTTCTTCCTTCTTGAATCAATTGATATTCATTATGAATAATATTTGTATTTTTTAAACTATCGTGGTCTGCGTGGAATACTATAGTATTTCCAGAACCAATCAAATAGTCAGACACATTATAAAGACTAATAGTATCATCTCTCAATACAGCTGCATAAGGAATAGCCTGCGCTGCCGGGTTGGCAATGATATCCTGTATTGTGTTAATACTATTGATATGATTAGAATCTATTTCTCTTGTGGCTTTGTTAATTACCCAATAATAGTAACGACTGCGTAATAGTTTTGAAACAGGATCTACATAACTTTCAATTACATAAGCACTATTGTCTGGGTACAATGGTGTTCCACTGCCTTTGTATTGGCTTGGAGGAACTGCACTCATTACCCATTCAGCAACCTGTATCTTACTGCCAGGGAAAGTTGATCCCCAGTTATTTGAACGATATGTTAAATTACCTTGTTCATAGTCGTAGTAACGAACTTTGCCAATATCCCACCAGGTTTTGGTTACCTGTTCTGCACCCCAATGATAATCATTGTTTACAGAAAGATTTGGTTCGTTTTCGCCAACACCAACAGCAGCATTATATATTGCTGGATCATAGGCTGTGATGTAGTCTAAATCTTCTTGAGCAGCACCTAACACTTTGCCCTTGGCTGGATCAATATAATCAAAGTTAGTCAACAGAGTCTGCGTAGATTTATTGTAGATATACATTCTTGTAATGCTATCAAGATCTACTTTAGGTTGTTGACTGTTAATAATATCCCAACCAATGTTTCCAGTAAAGTTATTGTATGTGTAGTATGTACCAGCACTTGGAATGTTTATCTGACGTTCAGACAATGGATCTATACCAACGTGATTACTGTCACCGGGAGCACCAACCAACAGTACATTACCAGCCAATGCTAAACTTGTGCCAAATTGGTCGTTGCTTGATAATGATGTATTTTGTAATTGTTGTACCAATACGTACTGATCTGGTGTAGATACACTTAATGAACCTTCAACCAATCCATAGATAAACACAACACCCGATCCTTCAATACCATCGTGGAAAGCAGTTGATCCAGTGTCAAAATATGTTTCGTTTGTAATTTTGTCAAATGACATCATGTTAAACGATGCGCCGCGGCTGGCGCTAATTACCAACGATGTAGAATCTTTATTAGAAGTGATTTGACTACCAAAGGCATTAACATCTGCTTTACCTGGGTGTTTTAATGCTTGTACATTAGCAAATGTACTGAGTCCCATGTCTGTTAATATTGTGCCAGTGCCGGGTGCAATTATTAACTTTTCAAATGGTGTTGTGACTGTGCTGTTGATAGTTAGATAACCATAGTCTTGTGCAACAGCACTAACACCGGCAATATTAGCAGAATTGATTGCGGTTGCCACATTGGCCAATGTGGTTCCAGAAACTTGTACCAAGCAGCCATTGATATAGAAATTGTTGCCAGAAACAACAGTAGCATCGGCTACTGTGCTGGTAATGGTTCCATAGTTAGCGCCTGAGTTTACAAATCTGTAGACAATGCCACTGTGGTAACCTGGTTCACTATAACCGGGACTGGCAACGTAAATGTCTGCATCATTGCCAGCAATGTGCGATACTATACCAAATGCGCCGCCCGATGTTGGTGCAGGACTGGTTAGTTTTTCTAATAGCTGTATCTCATTAGTGTCGACTGTGATAATTGTTCCAACTACAGGAGGCTGAGTAAACGATACATTACCTGTATAAGCAGTGAAGCCACTATTTTGTACAGTACCATTGACAGTAACTTTAACTGTACTTGTAGAAATAGGGAATTGTGGATAATAAACATTGCCACCGTTGGCTACAAAACTTTCTTGACTACGATTGTAAACATAAACTGCACCGGCAGCAGCAACACCATTGACACGCTCATATGGAGCACCCACAATAGTTTGAGCGCCATCACTGGTTGTGTTTACAGTATAACCAAATTGTGAAGCAATGGCATTACCGGTGCTGACATAATTGTTACCAACAATAGTATTGGCTAAACTATAGTAACCTGTTGTATTGCTGTGATAAACGTAGACATTACCAACACCGGGCGCACCAACATACAACCAAGTTCCGTCGTCACTTGCCGAAACACTATAACCATAGTTGTCTCCATTGGCAGTTGTTGGGCTTGTTAGTGTCTGCGACCAAGGGAATGATGATACACCATTAAACTTGTGAATATGTACTCGGCCAGCCTGTGTTGCACCATCGCCTGGATGACCAATATATAATAAATTATTACTTGCTGATAGACTTGAGCCAAATAGTGTACCACCCGAGCGTTGTCCAAGATTACCAACCATGGTAAATGTATTGTTGTTAGCAACATTAGAGACAAATACTATTACGTTGCCATTGTTTAATGTTGGCATGCTGGCAGCAGCAAATGTAGCAGTAGGATTGATTGCGGTTACAGTACCAAATCCAGAATTAGTTACATAGCTGTTAGCATCTAACTCCATACTAATATTATTCAACACATCGGTGTTGGCAGTGGTCCACGGAGTTGATTTATTGTAAACTACCCAACCACCGGTATTTTGATCATAGTCGGACCAAAGTTTATCCCCGTCGATCCACTCATTAGGAGGAGTAAGAGCTGTTAAGTCTGTTGAATTCTTAAGACGTAGACTTACCAATTTATAAACTGGGCCTAAGCCAAGTACAGCACCTGCAGATTTTACAGTATCCAACATTGTTGCTGGAACTACAACTGTAAAGCTATATGCGTCAACTACGTTATATACTTGATAGAATCCGTTGATGCGATCATCAAATCCTCTAACAACAATTATATCACCGTAGACAAATGAATGCGGGGTTAAAGTAGTTACCAGGGCCATAACATCTACAGAGTAGGCAAAACTAACTACTGATAAATTGGTTTCTGTAACACGGTATACATTCCAACTTGTAGTAGTGTTATCTTTTGCAGCCCAAATCTTCTTACCAACAGAAATTTGATTCAAATGTTGATTAAGTTCGCCGTAGCTGGCCATGTCAAATATCTGAATATCGATGTCGTCTTTTTTAACATAGCCTGCTGTTAATATATCGTTTTCATAAAAACTTGACTCATCTCTATTTTGGAAAATTGACGGGCTATAAGTATCGCTGGTTAGATATAAATTAGCAGGATACACACTAATAGTGTGATCTACATTAACTACATTGTTTGGCAGTAGCGTAAATGTTACCGGATCGCCATTGAATGTGCCTTCGACTAATTCTAATTCGACAAACTGATTATTGTGTAATGCGCCATACTCGCCAACACGCATAGCCCATTCTTCGTATAGATTAATTGTACTATTGACACCATTGAAACCCGCAGCAGTAAAGGCTGTAACCGAGTTCATTGTACCCTTTTGTCTGATATAACCTTGATAAAACTGTGCCTGTGTTGGAATATCGATACCAAAGTTTGTTAAGTATTGGCGTGGACGGAAGCCAATTTCTGTTCCCACAAATCTTGAAAAGTCGCCTTGCAACTCAGGATCTGTTAGACTATTAAATCTTTGTGCCTTGCCTGAGTTATAGCTAAAGTTTGGCAATAGACCAGTGTGCAATTGATTGCTACTGATATTCTGCCACTCTGATGGATTGAATGTAGTTGTTGCTGTTAAGCTCTGCGTAGCGGTATAATAAGAATTCTTATAAGTTACCAATGAACCCAAGGCATAGTCTTTGCCAGGTTGCCATGCATCTACCTTTGGACTATTGTAGATAAATCCAGGTGGATTTAGTGCACCGGTCCATGAGCCAGTTTTTTGTCCAACAAGTTTTAAACGGTATTGTCTGTTGCCCAATGTTGGTACATAGATAACGTCATTAAATGCTGTGATGTTATCAAAAATTAATACGTGTTCATATTCGACTACGTCTAATACAGCCAAGGCAATAGTTTGATTGTTAATTGCGGTTACTGTAAAATTATTATCCGTTCTGGTAACCGAGAAGGCGTTGTATTTGATAAAATTATAACCGGTATCGAGAATACGACTTCCCAATGGAGTATTTTCAACTTGATCAACTACTCCGGATGGAACATTAACCACTAAGTGTGATAAAATTGGACTTAATACTAATACGCTACCAACAGTCCAGCCTTGTTGACTCCAGGTTAAGAACTCTTGAGCACTTAACTTAAAATCTCTCTGTAGATTTAAATCTGAATCAAAGTCAGTGAATGCTACACCACTACCGCGCAAGAAACGCTCGTAGCTGACTAAGAAATCAACTACCTGTTGTTTATTATTAAATTCAAATCCGTAGGGTACAGTAACTTTATATTTTTGATAGTCATTGTAAATGACACCAACATCATTTAATGCTGTTATAGTATAGGCATTATTATTTGCCAAACTTGGAATAATAGTAAAATATGGATTGCTGGTATCGTATCCACTTACGGTATATCCGTTTTCACTCTTTTCAACAATAACAGCACTATAAGTTATAGTCTGAACTGGAGTTGATTTATAAAGTTGTATTTTATAGTTTTCGTTAGGAACAACAATACTATTAGTTGTACTGGTTGGACTTGCTTGTTCTGCCAATACTTCTAAGAAAGAAGCATCGCTGTAGCCGGCCATCTTATAGCCTAATTGTACAGAAACATTGTTTAGGTATCCAGTAATTTTTGTCACTGGATCAATACCAATACTTCGTAGATAGTCTGATATCCAGTTAATATAACCGGCTACTCTGTAAAATGAAGTTGAATTGTCAATTTGCTGGCCGTTAATTCTCACAGCCGAAGGAGTGATACGCTGTAGTGTATCAGCTAATACAAATTGATTAAGATCAGAATTTTTATAGTAACGAGTAACATCCATTAAACTACCAAAGTAGTATGCTGGTGCTGCCAATGCCAGGGCTTCTTGTACAGCATAAGGATAGTCACTGCTACGACGCCATGCTGTTTCAACTGGACCTTGTTGTCCTACATTATAACTACCATTGGCCTGATTACTGTTGAAACTCTTAACAATATATGAAGTTGGCGAACGTAAGATGCCATTTTCATCTACTGGTATAATGTTCAATAGATTTGGTCTGACAAATCTTGGATCTGTATATGGACTTCCGTTGTTCCATACATAACCTAATGCTAAGTCATTCCATAATACAAGGTTACCGCCAGTATATGGAGCAGGGCCATAACGTCCTTGCCACCATGATGGTTCTTCGCTTATTCCCAACATTTCCCACGGATGTGTATGTGGACGATCGGTATCGTAGAAATAATTAAAAATGGCTCGCCATGTTCCTGGTAACGCTTCCCCGTTTACAGTATCAACAAATTTACTGTAATTCCAGGTAAAGGGATCCGAGGATTCAAAGTAGCTATTAGTTGTAAAGTCAACTCTATTACTACCTGCCCATTGCAAGAAGCTTCTTGTTAATAGTTGAGTAAACTCTCTGTTTGAGTAGTCAGAACGTCTAAACTTACCCGGCAAATAGTTATATAAAAACTCAGTGTTGCGAACATGATCAACTTTAATGTTATTGTAAATGCGTAATTCAAATTCTAAAAGCAATTGATCTCTGAAGTCCCCAAAGGACGGAGTAATTGATCCGTCGTGTCCTTGAATTACTGTTACCGGTTCGCGATAGGTATTGTCTATTAGGATACCAGGTTTAAATTTAGGATATAAACCTAATTTAGTTGGAGTCTCTGGAATATAATTGCCATCGGTATTATTATATTCGTTAATGGTAATTACATCACCATAGTTTAATGTTTTTAAGAATGTAATACCAGCACGAGTAGTATCAAATTGATAATCTGTGCCAAGAGTTTGTTGTATATCATTAATGTATACTAATACAGCACGATTGCTTAATTGAGTATCGCTGAAAATGTTTGTTATTTCGTAGTCTGACTGTTCAGCATTTACTACGGTATATGTAATCACATTCTTCAATGGACCATAGGGCACCATGTCAGAATAATACCACGGGAACGTATTATTTTTTACGCTATTAATACCTTGTAAAATTTTATCTAATGTTCCAGGAATGTCAGCTGACACTATTGATTTTAAGTTTGTTGCAGTTTCTAAAATTTTATTTTTAATTCTGCCATAGTTGTGTCTTGCTAATTCCAGACCTTTTATAAAATTAGCATCTGTGTCAACTAAGAATAACTCACTGTACAATACTGGGCTGGCATTTTGTAAAATATTACCGCCTTGAGCTTTAATAGGTACGTCTCTTAGGTTGTTTTCGCCAAGACCTGAACCTGTTACCTGTGTACTGTTTGACACTAACGATACCAAGTGGTTACGTAGTTGTCCTAAAGTTAACGTATCAAAGTTAGCATTTTCACTGTTAAAATCTAAGTTTGTAGGCACTTGGTAATAGCCCAATGCACTAACATTATTACCATAGATTGCAATGTCAATTTGGTCGCCTGCAACCATTGTAGAATCTTTTACATGAACGTAATAATTAACACCGGCATTACCTAATTGATATTTGCTTGGAGGTAACTCTGCAAAGTTTTTATAAACTTTAATATAAGGTACTGTGGTAGCCGAATAAGGAACCACGTCCACTCGGAAGTATGGATTTGTACCATCGTATATGCCGTTGATTACCTGATACTGCTTGCTGGTTTCTGTTGCAGTTAGCCAGGCGTTGCGTAGGTTATAAGCAGTAAGGCTGTTGTTCTGCTGCAAAGTTCCAGCGGTGTTAATATTTTGATCAACAACACCGGTATAACTAAATTTATCGCTGTCAAAGTTGTTAACAAATTGTATATCACCAACTTGATTAAATGTTCTGTAGCTTAAAGGAAAGCCTAAAATTTGGTCTGGAGTTCCTGTGCCAACTTTATAAGAAAAGATTGGTGTCCCACCAATGGCTGTGCCAAGATTATTTTTAGTAGTAGCAAATGTTGAACCAGGGTATGCTGTAGAATCACCAAGACTGATCCCGTTACCGTCAACAACATCAAACATTGGTGTTTGATTTACTGATACTTTTTGTTGTCCTTCAATCCAATTAGAGCCATCATACCAATACTGTTTACCTCTATGTGTATTGCCCTGTAATACAATTAAATTACTGTTTGGTGCAACATAAGAATCTTCAGCAGGACTCAATGTAACCAAAGTTTGTTCATTGATGCTGGATAAATTAACATTGAAAATTTGTCCTCTAACTGTAGGATCAAAGTCGTTGGCAAATACCACACGCATACCATCTTTTAAAACTACCCCATCAAGAACAAAGTAATCATTAAGTTCAACAGAGTTACGAGCATCAGTAATGGTGTTATCAAAAATATCAATCGGAGTTTTTGCCTGGCGACCAAAATTGTATAACTGTAGGTCAGCTTCAAACTCAATAATAGCACGGCTGGCACGATATCTCTGCTCCAGTGTAGGTGGAGCATTATTATAAGCAGCAACAGCTTTAATAACATCTATGTGGAACCAACGATTGCTACGAGACCAAGGATTTAAATCCTGGCTGGCACGATTAACAGTAATGTAGTCAGGAGTAGTGATTCCATTGTCTGCGTAAGTTTCAGGAGTTATAAAATCAGTAACATTTAATAATTTAATAGCTGTACCGACACCTTCAACATAATAGGTATTGCCAGCATAACCAATTGGACTGGCACTGGAATCAAATGTAATCTTTAATCCATTGGTAAATGAAACGCCATTGGGACTTGTATAATTTTTAGCGCCAATAATATCTTTGTCAACATTAAGAGTATTATCATTGATATCAACTAAATTAATTTCGCCTACAAATTTACTGCCCACACCATCTTGATAAAATATAGTAGGCAAGGATGCTGTAATATTTGGTACTAATGTATAGTATCCAAAATCTGCATTTAGATAATAAGTTTCTTCGGCATGTGTTTGTCCGCCGGCAACAAAGACTCTTTGGTTAACACCAACTGCTGTGTCGGGAACTAAATTAACAATGTAATCGCCGTCAATTGGTATTAACTGTAAACGCCATACTCCGCGACGTTGCTCAGCTGGTACCATTCCGCCACCATCAAATCCGCCACTGACATCGTAGCCATAACGGTCAAGCAATCCTTCGGCAGTCCACAATGCGTCATCAATATCTTTGTTTACAAATATCAATGTTTTATTTGACAGCTGACTTATAACATTGTCAATGCCTTTATAATTTTGTACAACTGTGCTTAATAAATGATTCTGAATATTTGTATAGCTAATATCCGTAGCCAGATCGACTGTGGCTACCAATGGCATATAGACATAGTAATCTTGCGCGGTTGTCTGTGGAACATTAAATGTAATAGTGCCAACTTCTGCGCCATTGTTATCAACGCCCAATACATCACGGCTTGATAAATTACTTTGTCCTGTTTTTAAACCCGAAGTTCCAACACTACTTTGAATCCAAAATGGGTAGCCGGGCTGATTAACTATAAATTTATATGTACCACCGCGTGCCAAACGTAATATTGGGTTTGGAGCATCACCGGATCCGGTAAAATGATAACTGCCTGTACTTGGGTCACGTGTTACTGTATATGTTGCTTGTGCTTCAACACCCGATCCAAACACTTGCACTGGGTCGGGCCCAGTAGGCAACCAGTAGTATTGATTAAAGTTTACAAACTTGTCAAAATCAAATAGGCCATCAAAACTGTATGTTTCGCTTTTGAATAATCTGTTTTGATTTTCTGTGTAAGCACCGTCGTGTTTAAGTTGATTTATTAAATCAACATAGCTACTAAAGAAATTAATATCACCAGTTGTTTTATCTTTAACAACTACGCTTGGTTCTAATTGATAATTTTGTCTTAGAGTAGTTGGCTCAGGTTGATAGTTGTCTGTGCTTTTAAATGTAGGCGCAAACTTACGACCTATATAGGCATTAACTTTTCTCAGGTCCGGTGGAGTAACCAACTGGTCCAATGTAGCATTTAGAAATTTCTGATTAGTATTAGTTCTAAATACTTCAGGTAAAAAATTTATAGTTTTTATAGCTGCCATTACAGGGTCCGTTTATTATACAATAGTATTTCCAGCCAGTGTTTGATTAATCTGCGCCGCTGTAATTGCACTGATAATTTGTACATTTTTAGCGGTAGCACAACTAATGATAACTTCGTCGGGGTTAGCATTAATCTGCATTAGTCCGCCAAAGGCTGTGTCTGTGTTTGTAGGAACAATAATAACGCTGGCCACGTTTGGAGCCAATTTATTATGTAGATATGTTGCTAACTCACTAAAATAGAAAGTTTCACCAAAGTCCCAATTAGATGTTGCAAAATAAGCATTAATAGCAGAAATAGTCTGGCTAATAACATCGTTGTCACTAATAGTTAAATTAGGATTCTTAACAATCTTAAAAGTAGCCTGTAGGTTTGGATCTGCTTTGTCACCAAAGACTGGTTTGTATTTTCCAGAGTTGTAAATGATTGTGTCGCTAAGTGCCTTGTAGTTTTCTAAACTCTTAGGACCAGATCCATATGACAATTTCAATTGATCATTTGTTGGCAACATTGGCTCAGTAACAGTCCCGGTAGTATCTTGTATCCATGCCAAATAGGCATTAGAATATTCGGTAGTCAAGATATACAAGTCCATGATATTGTTTGGACTTGGATCGATACGACGATCGTTTGGACTGTTATGTCTGTATTGGAAGTACAACTGTTGACGTCCTACTTCTGCAGAATAATTAGTAGCCAGTGTCAATGTTATTACGTTAGATGAATCAATTGTCAAAGTGTAAAAGGCATTTTCAGCAGTGGCATAGAATAACTGACCATTAACGTAAAGATTTTGATTAGTTAATATGTTAGTTTTTGTTGCATAATCTGTAACCACTGTACTATTATCAACTGGTGACATAGTTAAAAAATTACCCTGGCTACTGTTTGTTGATTTTACTATTTCAAAGAAAACATATTTCTTATTAGGATTTACCATTGGATCAACAATGTTGTCAAACAAATCTGGGTCGTCTGGAATACCGTCGTTGTTAGTACTTGGGAAAGTAATTAAAACTTGAGTATTGTCAATATAGCCGTCGGAAGCAACAATGTTATTGTAAATTTTCCAAGACTGTGTATGCCCAATTGGGTTTAAACTGTCAGCCTGTGTATTTGTTTTAAGCACGTTAATTTGGTCAATTACTGTTAAACCAGTTTTACTATCAAATACCTTGACATTAGGATCAAAGTAAAAACGTGTTTCGGCAGCACTTTCAAATACGTATTGTAAGCTACGATGTGCTATATTGTAGCTGATACCGTTGTAGGTAAATGCCACAATCCATGAACTGTCAGAGCCAAGTATACTTGTATTACCAGTTCTATCTAAACTGAAATCGCCAAGGTTTAAAAAGTCAGGAGGAATAATAATCCAACTCTGACTTGGCATGTCATATCTAATACCAAAGTTTTTATAACTTTGAATCAGATTAATCATTTGATTTACAAATATTGAATTTGTAAAATCATTTTTAAACACAGGAATAATAGTGTCTAATACCGCTCCAGAAGGAATAACCTGACTTACAGTTATAGTATTGCTGTTTGCAGTTGAGATTACGCTGGCGTAGATATAAGTTTTATCGTGCTCGTATTTTGGTGTACCAGTTTTAATTATGTTTTGTGCATCAAAATACTTGCCATTACCTGCATTAAATCTTAGTAGGGCTCCAGTAACAATATATTTTAATTCGTTGCCGGTTACGTATCCAACATTTCTAATAGCATTGCCAGAGTCAACAATATTACCGGTACAGGTACCCGAATCGGCAGTTTCTTGTGCCCAGATATTAACTCCCGGTGGTGTGTATCTGGTAAAATTAGCATAATAAAAATGTTTTACTTCTGTGCTGTTTAGAATTGGCAAGACAGTATTGTAGATAACATTATTGATATCGTTAATAGACGAAAATGTAAATGTTGAACTTGGTACTGTTGATTGTCTATATAGTATACCGTCTGTACAGAATACGTTGGTGCTGGAATATTTTCCTGTGACATCCAAGACGTCTAAATATCGGCTAATACCTGAACTGGTACGATTAACTGCCTTGACTTTTAGAATGTCATTAAAATTAGTGTATGGGAAAAGATTATAATCTTCTCCTGTAATCATACGATTTTGTGTATAGTATTGTTGTGGTGCTTTAACACGAATACTGTCAATTAGTTCTCGTGTAGAGGAATTAGTTACAGTATAATTTAAACTGGCACTGATGGTTAATGTTTCAACAGTATTATTTTTGCTAACGTAGGCCAATGGAATAACAATGTTTTGCATTTCATCTGGAGTAATTTTATAACTCTGTCCGTTGCTTACACGATAATAAAGTTTAAAGTTACCCTGTGGAATATTAGCAAACGAGCCATCACCAAATACCAAATCAATTTGGTCGTTGCTACGAGTTTTAATCTGATATAGGTTACGGTTAACACTTTGATTATAAATGATGTTGATACCGGCAATAGCAGGAACACTGGACCATATAGTCGATGGGTTGCCGTTATTGTCTAATTGATATAACCAGACGTCAGTGTCATTGATATTATCGTAGTTAACGCTGACACTTCTATTAGGTAAACTTTGTTGTAAATTTAAAGTAAGTGCGTTTAATGCACCTTGTTTAAAATAAACAAAGTAACCGGTATTGATACTACCATTACCTAAATTGTCATTTTGATATAAAATATTAAATTTACCACTGGGTGCCGGACTGGCTTCGTAAACATACGTCTGCCCAACACTGGTAGCACTGACAGCTTCAAAGCCAGTATTGTTTCCGGCAATTAACGCATTAAATCCATATGTAGGCAATACTCCGCCAACTAAATTAACAGAATATTCGCTGGTTAAAATATTATTAATAGTCTGTGTATTCCCCGGGCTACCAATGGCCTGTCCGTTGACCAAGGCCGCATTGAAAATAGCAGTAAATTGTTCTTGCCAATCTTCGTTTGTGGTATCATTCCAATTGATTAATAAATTAGCAAGGTTTAATCCATTGCTGTCAAAGACTGATTCGGTTGTGGTAACGCTGTCAATTTTTAAATAACCCGATGCTGGGGTATTACGTTTGGCATTATAATTAATTAGGCTGGCTAATTTAAGTATGCTGTCGCGGCGTTCTGCTGTGTCAAAGAAATTTTCACGAGCATTTAAGTCTGTGCGGAATGCTAAACTCTGTCCCAAGAAAGCAATTAGATCTATTAGGGCTACGTACTCACTTGATTCTGTAAAATCGTTAAAATCTTCAGGATAATAATTACGCAAATAGTCAATCATTGACTTGCGAATAGTTTCAAAATCATAGCTTTGGAAATCGGCGTTTTTGAAGCTCTGGTACAGGGTAGTCCAGTCTTGATTCACCAATAAGTTTGTCTGACGTGTTGTTATAGCCATGCGAATATATCCCTTATAGAGTATTTATTACAATTAAAAACAGGGTATATTATTCGAGGTTACTGCGCGGTGAGGGAAGCCGACTGTGCATCAAACTTTAATTGTAGTGCTGTTGTCTGATTAGTAGGGATATACAATAAGTCTATACCTATCTGTATGCCTTGATCGTACTCGTTGATTGTAATGTTTAACAGTTTAGTGCGAGGATCGTAGCCAACTATGGTTTTTACATCAGCTACTATGGCTTGATGGACTACATCTGTCATTGGTTCAAACAACATGGTCCAAATAATAGTACCAAAATTTGGTTGCATGAGCTTTTCGCCTTTGCGTATACGAAAATGATTGATTAAATCTTGTTTAACCAAATTTATATCGCTAAGACGAAACTTTTTGTAACGATCAACGGTACTAAAACCTTTGTATAATGTTGTAGCCATGTATATACTTATCCCGTTTTTATGGTTTAAATGCCGCTAACTGAATATGGACTCTATCTGGGCTTCTAAATGTTCCGCCCCAACGCAGGCCATATTTGGGTAAATCGATAGTGTTACTGACTGACTCGGACTGTGAGCTATCAATAGCTACACCATCTCCGTGACTGTCGTGATAATTTGCGGAACTTCTTGGATTAGTTGGTGTAGTGATACCACCTGCAGTTGGTTTATCGGGCATGTGTCCACCTGCTTGTACCCAACGGTCATATAATCCCTGTTGGTATTCTGCGCTACGATAAGCACTATTGATCATGATCTTCTTGCCAGTGGCCTGTAGATAGGCCTGTGCAGCTTGTAGTAGTGCATCTTGGAACGCTGTGCTTGTTTGTTGGAATCCGGATAATGTTCCCGAACCCGAACCTGCAAATGCCAATACAGCATTTGGATCAATACCGGTCAAGTTAGAACCGTTAGGTGGTTTTCCTCTGTCAGCTGGACTTGGTTGAGCATTAACCGCTAAAATATCAATTGCGTAACGACCGTGATTGAAATAATCCTCTGGTGTACCAGCCTTGCCAATGTTAGCAGGAGGATTATCAACAAAACCTTGCTTACGCCACTGTAGTGCTAAATCAGCACTACGATACATATGAGCCACAAACACCATACCAGCAGCTGTACATATATCGTCTGACGATACAATACCACCGTTTGCACCTAATGCGGCGTAAAAATCTGTAAATTCATTATTTTGAATAATGTCTTGTTGTTGTTTTGCAGAAACAAAATCGCCCTGACTATTAACTTTGTCTTTACCACTCCAACTTTCGCCATTGCCCAGTGTGCCATCTTGGTATTGTGTAATAGCATCAGGTTTGATATAGCCGGCACCAGCAAGTTCGTCGGCACTGAATTGATATTTTCCAATTTGTGTGCCTGTAAATTTATCATAGGCCCACTGGCTTTCAAAATAACCCAATTCTGCGTGTAATGCTTTGACTTGTAACTGTGTAAAGCTGGGGCTGGCTGTACCAATAGTTGCCGGAGGATCGTATGCTTCTTTGCGATTCATCCACTCCGGAGGGCAAGTGCCCGATACACTCTTGCCTGCTGCCTGCGTTAATCCAACATCTTGTCCACCGGTATTTGCCGAGCCAGCGTTTATTGGTTTGCCAGATCCGTCGGTTACTGTAGCACCCGATCCAGACTGTAATTGCCCCGGTGGGGATTCTGACTTTGCTCCGGCATTGGCCAATGCTTGTTTAACTGCTGCCAAGTGTGTATCAATACTGGTTGCAACCATTTGTACAGTAATTTGTCCAGACTTGGTTGTGTCAAATCCGTGATTGGCATTATAGAATACTGCTGTTTTGTCGTTTTGACTCCAAATAACTTTATCCAATGCCTGCCCAACAGCCGCTGGCCAAAGAATAGTCAGATAGATATCTACTAATCTTGGGTTTGGTGCTTTCTGATTTAGTTTATTAACTTGGAAATATTTTAATACGTAATCGCATTGTGTTACACGATCCATGTTGCGTAGAGACTCTTGTGTAGTTCCGCAGGCTGTGGCAGCAGGTTTACCAAATTGAATTAAACCTGTAAATCCTAAGCTATTGGTAATACCTGGATCCATAGTACCAATGGTTTCTAAATGCATACAGGCCAACATGTCCATGTAATTTAAATTCAATGAGCTGGCTACAGATTTGACCTTGTCAAGGAATGCTGAATCTGTTGTCCAAGGCACTGGTTGTCCGCGAACTTTACCACCATCTAATTTGTTGCCATTGGCCGGTGGCAGAGTATAGCTGGCTGGTGCTTGCCCGTTTTTAATTTCGCAAGTTTTAGCTGCTAAAGTTTTTGTTGGTATAGGGCCAGGTGGTGTGCGTGGGTAAGGTTCGTGTGTGGGTAATGTGGTAACAATACTGGTTACCTGTTGTGGTTTACTTGCCCATTGTCTTGTTACTGTGTCGTAGCTGGCATCTGGGAATACTGATGTTTGTGGGTTAAATCCTGTGATATTATTGCTACCAGGATTTGAGTTAAGATCTAATGTAGTTCCAGCAATATTAATAGGACCTGTACTGCCAATGCTGGTAGTTGCTGCACCTGTAGTCAACGTACCGCCTGTACCCACATCCATTTTGCTGGCACCGTATAATAGCATGGAGTTAGTGGCACTGGCTCCAATATCTGCTGATGTTACTTTAATGCTGGTTGCAGCATTAAAATTAATTGAGCTTGCTGAATCAATATTAACGTTTGCATCAGAGTAAAAATTTATATCGCCCTCAGAACGTACACTGAAACTTCCACTGTTGTAGATATTCATTGTACCATCTTGATTTAATTCTATCCAGTTTGAACCCGCCGAGTTAATGATGTATAGAGTTTGCTCTTTATCATTCATTAATATCTCGTGACCACCAGCACTACGTATACGAACTAACTGATCTGTTCCTTCAACATCGCCGTCGTCCATAACAAAAGTATGTCCACCTTTACGTGCAAACACAGCATAGTCTTTTTCTGTAATAGTACCGTCGGCTAATTTTTTACCGTATTCAGGATCTTCAGCAGGATCGTTGCCATATGCGCGGCCTGGGGTACTAATACCAAATACATGGCTTGGGCTTTCGCGTTGACTTGTAGAACTTGTTGCACCACGTACAGGATCTTTATCAAGACCTTGTTGGAATAGTATATTAGCTTGCCATTCGTGTACCGGTTTTGGATTATTAAAGAAGGTAGAAGTAAATGCAGTTGCTTCGCTGTCATTGTATTCAACCACAGGCAAACTTTGTCCTGTTGTAATACTTGCACCAATTATATCACTGACATTACCTGTATCAACTTTGTTGCCGGCTGCAATACCCGGCACCATCCAGTGACTAAGTGTAGGATTTACACAGGCAAACCAAAATCCACGATCGGGGTCACCATTGACAAACGTACATAGAACTTGGTTATTAATATCAGGTGGCACCATCCACATACCATAGGTATGATTTGTAGTGGTAAATTTATTATTTGCAACCGCATCGCCTACAAATGTAGCACCAAAGAATGGGCTGGCATAAGAAACTGTTTGCCAGAATTTTTCATCTGTTTGATCACCACCAAAGTCTGGAATCCATACACGTAGTCGGCCTCCGCGAATAGGGTCTTTGTTGTCTTTGACAACGCCCATATAAGTAGCCGTGTCAAATTTTTGCCCAGCGGCTGTGTCGCGAGCAGCCCATTTAGGCAATTTTGATCTGGAAACTTTATCTATTGGCATTAAAAAATCCTGTTATGTGTACTTATTTGTTCTAAGGCCCATTAAACAATAAGGGTACCGTCGGTGTTACTGTTATCACCAATTGGTTCTGTTGAACCCCCATCAACGACTGCTACTAATCCATCGTCGCTGTTGCCTGCTTCAACTGTTGGGTCAACTGTCAATTCTGTTGGGTCTGGCTTGGGTGTTGGAAAATCTTCTTCCCAGGCTGGAGTTTTATTTCCGCCTACTATGTCAGCAAGTTTTCCATCTGGTAGAGCTTTGTCAATTGATTTGCCCGAGACCTTGGAACTTCCATTTAAAACAAGTGTTTTTAAATCACTGTTTATTGATGCCAGTCGAGAACTGCCAGTGGTAGTCGATGCCGATGTTGGAGAAGTACCATCGCCAGGCTGATTTGGTTGGCGATACATTTTTAACGATTGCGTAAACTTGCCGTTATGGAACTCACTATCAACAGTTTGAATACAGTAGAACCCACTGAATGCTGCCTGGGATTCTGTGCCATAATAGCGTAGTTGTCCGCGCGGATTTCCTTCTGGCATAATGTCAGCAGCTGATTTAAAACTTACATTGCAAAAAATCTGTCCTGAATCCATAGATAAACTGCCCGAGGCGCCATTGACTCTGCCCTGGCCCGTGTCGCCACCTGTAGTACCCGGTCCAAACAATACATCATCTTGTTTGATAAAATCAGGGTCGCCAATGATTCTTACGTCTAAGTTTATCATGTCGCCGCCAACATAGGTATAAAGATTATCTTTAAAACTTTGACTGTTTTGCGTGTCAGCTTTGGTAATTGCACCACCGCCGCTGGTAGCAGATCCGGCTACTAATACTTTTTTAGTTGGCGCAGGATTTTGATATCCTACTTGTTTTTCTGATTTACTCTTGGTAGTATCTTCCTCAGTTGAGCCTTTATATTTTGCTGTGACTTCTTTTTGTTTTTTATCTATTAAGACAGCATTAAAAAACAATGCATTAAAATCAATATCAAAATTAATAATATCTCTATTTTTTCCAGTATAAAAATATTGGTAATCTTTAACAGCGTGTGGCAATTTTGATTTGGCGGCACGCGGATCTCTGCCGTTATAATAAAGATAAGGAGTAATATAAAAAGTTACGTGTTTGCCCCAGGTCTGGCGTGTTTCGTCAAATTTAGTAATTTCAAGTTTGGGCACTACCTTGTACCAATAGACAGGTTTGTCGCCTAATGCTTTGCTAAGATTTTCTGCGCTGGATCTTGCGTCTGACGTTGAGGTTGAGGTTTCTGTTTCAACCAATTGGTTTGTTATGTACTCGCTGTTGGTTATAACTTGATCTATTACAGATACAATACTTGTGCCAGCATTGATTGTAAAAGTCTGGGTATTCATTGTATCGCCTTGAGCCGCAGGTGTTTTTGCACTTTTCTTTGGATCGTTATTGGTTGCATTTGCGTTTGTACCGGCTTTATCGTTAGAAGATGCTGGTGTTTTTGACACGTCTGTTTTATTAGGAAATGCTACTTTGGCATTTTTAATAGCGTTAGGTGGCAGTCCATTGATGTTTGCATCCATTATTACAAAAGAAATACTGTCGGCTACTTCCTGGTCGCCACCCTCTAATGCCGCTTGTTGCCAAGCATTATAAGCAGCCGCCAAACTGTTTGTTTTAATAGTAGGCGTTATTGGAGTTGGCGTTGTGTCTGTTGCGGCAGCTGCTGGGTCGGCTGTTGTCTGCCCTGTGGTGTTGCCATTTACATCAACCGCAGGGGGATCATTGACTGGCTGTGCAGATTTTGGTGCAGGTGCTTTTGCTGTATTTTTTGCCGGGTCTACTTTACCAGGACGCTTTTTGTCTGGGTTGGCTGCATAATAAGCATCCATTGCCGATGCGGTTGTTGCTGTATCGGTGTCGTTACCATTGAAGTAGTCACCAACAGTTTTAGCAGTTACTTCAACAGCAGATTTAATTGTTTGAAAATTTTGTGTATAGGCCTGATGATTGTAAGGAGTAGCCTGTACCTGATACTCAGTTCCTTTGACGCTGTTGCGTATCTTCATTTCTCTCAGGTTAATAGGAAACCACTTGGTCAACGGGTTTAATAATACCTGGCCGCTGTCGGTATAGGCAAAGAAATTAATTTCCAAAACATACGGAACTTCTAAATAGTTTTGTATACGTACTTCATATTGACTAAAATCCAATAGTCTATCTATTAGCGTCATACCATATGGCTCAATGATAGTAAAAGATAAATCAATGCCATTGGTAGCCTTGGTTTCCGCTGTTGGCGCAATCACCGTAGAAATTTTAAGATCTTCAAAATAAAAGTCATCTTTAAAATATGCACTTCTACTGTTTTTATATCTACTGGCAGAACTTATTAAGGTCAACGATGGTCTCCAGCCTTTTGGATTGTCTACCAATTGAGCATAGTCTGCCGGAGTCAATGCGTGTAATGTTAATCCATATGTATAGCTGGGATATTGATGTAATAGATTTACGCTGGAAACATAGCCTTGTCCGCTACTGTCTGTACCTATGCTTTGTCCGGCATTAAGAGTACCGCCCATGTTACTGGGTAGTTTACCGGCCATGCTACCAGTTGACTTTGGATTAAATGTTGCCGAGTCTTCGCTGTCCCAGGCATTGGGATCTGCTGGGTTAATTGGTTTTTCGTTGGGATTTACTGTGTCAGTGTTATCTGCCGGAGGATTATCTTGTGCTTGTATTTCTTCTTCAGACAGCGGTGTAGCAGAAGAATTTGACCCAGAGTCTGTTCCAGTATTTTGTGTGCTGGCATTGGCAGAAGGGTTTGTTGCATCTCCTGCTGTTTCTGTTGATGCACCAGATATTTCGCTTGCTGTCTGTGCAGAGTCAGCATCAAGTATTGTTTGTTGATCAGCCTGTGACAACTGGCCAAATTCTATATCTTGACCAGTGTTGGGATCTTTAACAACTGTATACTTGGTGAATATAGCCATGGATTAAACTCCCAGGCTGGCGGTTAAGGTATTCTTATTAGGTATGTAAATTGTTACGCCTGCACGAAAATCTAACAATGGATCCTCAATGGCGTTGGGATTACGAGCACGAAACACCCACCACAAGGAACTATCTCCATATAAGTCGTAGGCTAATAAATCAGGTCTATATTGATAGGTATTATTAATTACATAAACAACGTCATCGGGTTGCTTATCAATTGGTCTGTAGTCTAATATATCTAAAAACTTCCCAAAAGAAGGTGTGCTATAATAAGGACTACTGCGACTGTAATTTGATGTTGAAGCCATTAAATGAATCCTGCTATATCTGTGCCGCCTGTACTTTGTCCTATTAGTTGTCCTGATGCAAACTGATTTAAATTAAATCTATTGTAAACATTTTGACGACTGTAAACAGGTTGTACAGTAACACTAATGGTACTTGTAGTTGGTAATCTCGATACGTAGTTACCTAAAGTGTTTGTAGGTATTTCTAAATAGTCAACGTCGGCCGGCATATTATGTGTAAACGATTTAACTATGCAACTAACGTGGGGGAAATAAAAATCTCCGTAACCGTCTAAGAATAATATTGGTGGAGGATTTCCTGCCAATTGATCTGCACCAAAAAACATCTTGGTACAGGTTCTAAAGAAGTAAATTGCCGCCATTAAGTATTGGCCTTCGGCAATGTTCTGCACAGTAAATTCGCCAGAAATATTTATTTCTGCCACATCCGAGCCTTCGTAGAAATAATTCTTATAATTACTATGTGTGAGCGATTGTTCTTGATAGCGAGCATTGTGTGTTACTGCAACAGTAGGAGTGTATGGAAAAACCACACCGTTGCCTGTTCGGCTAAGTGGTGCTAAATTTTGTCCATTCATAATAGCTGGAAAATTAACCGGAAGGCTTAGTCTAACACGCCAATCTTTTGCTTGGCCACCATTGATGTTTATAGTGGGAGTTGAATTTAGCAAGCCCAGGCCAGTTGAGCCTCCACCAAAATTTAATCCAGCACTTAACAGTCGATTTGCACTGACGTTGATTGCCCCGGTAATAGAATTAGTTACGTTATTGAAGTCAGCAGCCGACCCGTTACTAACAGAGTTTACTACATTGTCAAACCCGGAACTAAATGCCGAAGTATCAAAAGAAGGTGTATCGTCAAAAAGACCCATATGCTAATGCCCTAATATATAATATTTATTCAAAAAATAAACGGCTATTATTAATCGGTTGACACAGGATATGTAATATGTTAGTATGCACTAACTTGTCGGGAGACATCATTAAAATGAAACACAATTATTTAAACAACAAAGACATACTCAAAGAAATACACAAAAGTAAAACTACCTACTGTAGCTATACCAAACAAGAGTATGCGGATTATGATATTATTTTACCATCGGTAGAAAAAATCAACAAAAAGAACACGTTAGAGGCACGTAAAAACCGTGCTGAACGATTGGCTAAATTAGCACACGAAGAAGCTACCAAAGATGGTGTTAAGCGTAAATTAGACGAATTTGAAGTTAAACTCAAAGATGTCCCTGACACAGATGTAGTATTCCGAGTAATGACTTGGGATCATATTCCAGTTGACGATGCTAAAACTAAAAAAGCACGTATGAATGCCTTGGAAATTGAAGATGACGAGGATCCGTTATTAACTGAATACGACGAATTAGACACTACTCATACCAAATACGTCAAGGTAAACTTTCCTCCATTCCAACACTATAAATTAAACGACCAAGGCGAACCCGAACTTGTGGGTAAAAGTCATTGGGCCGGTGGATTAAAGACCGGCAAGTTTAGCAAAGATCACGGCAAGATGACTCCTAAACTGGCTCATATGTTTATTAAATTATGTGAACGCTATGCTACACGTAGCAACTGGCGTGGTTATACCTACAATGACGAAATGCGTAGTCAAGCACTCTTACAGTTAAGTCAAATTGGTCTACAGTTTGACGAAGCTAAGTCACAAAATCCATTTGCTTATTATACAGCAGCAATTACAAACTCATTTACTCGTGTTCTAAATATTGAAAAGCGTAACCAAAACCTACGCGATGACATTATGGAACAGAATGGCTTGATGCCAAGCTATACACGCCAGGGCATGAGCTCCGGTGGTGGACAATGGGGTAGTGGTGGTGGTGCAAGTCACGACTCGGACGAATAAGTCTTTGACTTCGCTCATTTAATCCTCTATATTAGTATACTATGACTAACCTTTTTAAGAAGGCGGCTGTGTTTACGGACATCCATTTTGGATTGAAGTCGAACAGTACGCTACACAACGAAGACTGTTTAAATTTTGTAAAGTGGGCAACTGCTAAAGCCCGAGAGGAAGGATGCGACACCTGTTTGTTTTTGGGTGACTGGCATAATAATCGTGCCAGCATTAACATCCTTACGCTACAATACAGTCTACAAGCACTGGAGCACCTGAATGCTAACTTTGATCAAACATACTTTATTCCAGGCAACCATGATTTGTATTATCGCGATAAGCGTGATGTACAAAGTGTGGAGTGGGCCAAACACCTTACTAACATCCATATTTGTAACGATTGGACTACTATCGGCGACGTCACTATTGCTCCGTGGCTTGTGGGCGACGACTTCAAACGATTAAAGAAGCTCAAAGGCAAGTATATGTTTGGGCACTTTGAACTGCCTGGATACTTGATGAATGCTATGGTAGCTATGCCCGACCACGGCGAAGTGGATCCAAAGCACGACTTAGCCGGATTTGAGCATGTGTTTTCCGGACATTTCCATAAGCGACAGACTCGCGGCAATGTGACTTATTTGGGCAACTGTTTTCCACATAACTATGCCGATGCCGGCGACGATGACAGAGGCCTTATGATATTAGAATGGGACAAAGACCCTGTATACTATGCCTGGCCTGATCAGCCCATGTATCGTGTGTTTAATTTGTCGGATGTGCTCAAACACACAGAGGCCATGCTAAAACCAAATATGCATGTGCGTGTTAATTTAGACATTGATATTAGCTACGAAGAAGCTACTTTTATCAAAGAAACATTTATCGACACTTACAACTTACGTGAAATTACGCTTATCCCTGCCAAGGTTACCGACTTAACTGATTATGAAATACAGGGCAATATCGAATTTGAATCAGTTGATCAAATTGTCTACGGGCAGTTAAGCAGTATCGAAAGCGAACAATTTAATAAAAATTTATTGTTAGACATCTATAGGAGTTTATAATGGAAGTCATCAGTCGTGATTACGTCACGCAGAATTTATCTTATCACGATCAAAAAAATACATTTACTAACCAAGAGTTAAACGACAATATCAACTTTTGGAAAATTATACTATTTGAAAAATATCATATGCGACCCGGCATGAGTATTGGCCTGGTCGATCAATCTGTTAGTTTTACCTATACTTCTTTATTTTTTGCTGCAGCAGAGTTGGGATTAAAAATTTTAATTTTTCCCGAGAAGCCAACACGAGAAGATGGCTATTCAAGCAAAATGGAAACTTTGGTAAAATCCTGGGGGTTTGTTGATTTAATCTATTACGATAATGTAACTAAAAATACTCCCAGTCTGGTAAACATGTGCCGGCGTTACAGCACAAAAACCATGCAGGAAGATATTTTTCACGAGTATACTATTGATAATCCAGCAACTTTTAATAACGTATCTACTAAGATTTTCTCTGCGCCGGATGATGTTTTATTATGGACTACTTCCAGCGGTACTACCGGTGAGCCAAAATTATTAACATACACACACCAACAACTCTATAGAATTGGTAAACGTAATGCCGTTGTACTTGATTTAAAAAATCAACGCATTGCTCATGTACGCAATATGCATCATGCAGCTGTATTAATGGCTAATTTTTTACCGGGTTTTGCTGGTGCAGACGAACATTATCAATTTGTCAGTCAGTTTACCGATGATGTTGAGGAGTTTGTCAATTTCGTCATTGCAAACAAAATTTCTCGATTGATGTTATCCTGGAAATCTATGTTGGACAACATGTTAGATTACATGATTAAAAACGAAATGCAATTTGAACACAGCATTGATATTATTGTTGGTGGGTACTATATCACTCCAGACTATGTGGAAAAAATACAAAAGGTTCGAGTTGCACGTCTACGTAGTATGTTTGGTGGCAACGAGACCTGTGGGCCTATCCTATTAAGAACTATAGACGCAACAACCACAACAGACAATTATCAAATAAACTATATGGGCAATACTGTTGACCAATTTTTTAAGGTCAACATTGTTGATGGAAAATTATCCGTGGGTTGTCCAGCTCTTTATCCGCAGACTATTCAATTGGAAGATTTGTTTGCCGGCAATAGTGTAGATGGTTACACACACCTTGGGCGTTCGAACTTTTATCGTATTAACGAAACAGATTTCCAAATCAGTGAGCTTGCTGATATTGTAAATCAAAATGGTGTTTCTGCTGACGTGGTAGTAGATGTGGCATATCAAAAGATTTATATTGCGGTTTGGCAAGGACAGATTAATTTGGATGACGTTAATTCAAAGTTATCAGAAAAGTTCAGCCGACTACAATTTGATAAGGTTGCTTATCTAAATAAACAAAAATACGAAGAATTCAAACTTGACCACGAATCGCTAAGACAAGATTTTAGAAAAAACTAAAATTGACTATTCAGAAAAATAAATCTATACTTGACTAATGTTTAAAATAAAAGATCTAACCGTTAAGAATTTTATGAGCGTGGGTAATACCACTCAGGCAGTAAACTTTGATCGACAAGATCTCACTTTGGTCTTAGGCGAAAACTTAGATTTAGGTGGCGACGACACAGGAGCACGTAATGGTACGGGTAAAACCACTATTATCAATGCACTCAGTTATGCCTTATATGGCAACGCACTTACCAACATCAAGAAAGATAATTTAATCAATAAAACTAACCAAAAGAATATGATGGTTACTATTGATTTTGAAAAGGATGGCGAAAGCTATCGAATCGAACGTGGACGTAAACCCAACACAATGAAGTTCTTTGTGGGTAGCGTTGAACGAGAAATTACCGATGATGCACAAGGCGATTCAAGAGAAACACAAGCAGAGATAGAACGTATGTTAGGTATGAGTCACGACATGTTCAAACATATTGTGGCACTTAATACCTATACTGAACCATTTTTAGCACTTAAAGCCAATGATCAACGTACTATTATTGAACAGTTGCTTGGTATCACTATGTTGTCTGAAAAGGCTGACAGATTAAAAGAAGCTAATAAGGCTACCAAAGATGCTATTACTGCCGAAGAAGCTCGCATTAAAGCAGTAGGCGATGCTAACAAACGTATTGAAGAACAAATAGAATCGTTAAAGCGTCGACAAACATTGTGGGTGACTAAACATGCAGAAGAGGTACAGAAATTACAAACGGCGCTTGAAGAGCTACAGAAGATCGACATCGCGTCCGAGATTCAGGCACACCAAGCGTTTAAAACGTGGGATCAAACTCGCAAGGATATCAATGAACTATCGTCGGCGATTGCGAGATCCAAAATGGATGTCGCCCGCGAAGAAAAAACTATTACTAAGATCTCAGCAGAACTTGTTTCGTTGGAAAATCATACGTGTCATACCTGCGGTCAAGAGTTCCATGACGAGAAGCACCAACAAGTATTGGGACAGAAGCAGAGAGATTTGGCAGGAGCAACTGAGTCAGCGGAAGCACATGCTGCCACCCTGGTTGAACTACAGTCGGCTCACGACGGGCTGGGCCGTTTAGGTCCACGTCCTGAAACATTTTACGATCGGGAATCAGATGCTATTCATCATCAAGCCACAGTTGATAGTTTGATTACACAATTAGCTACCAAGCAGGCCGAAGAAGATCCGTACACAGAACAAATTGCAGAAATGCAAACGCAAGGCGTAGAAGAAATTAAATTTGATATAATCAATGATCTAACAAATGTAAAAGATCATCAGGAATTTTTGCTTAAACTATTAACAAACAAAGATTCGTTTATTCGTAAACGTATTATTGACCAGAATTTAAGTTACTTAAATGCCCGCTTGGGACAGTACCTTGATCGTATTGGCTTACCACACACCGTTAAGTTCAACAATGATCTTAGCGTAAGCATTACGGAATTGGGAAGAGATTTAGACTTTGACAACCTATCACGGGGAGAACGTAACCGCTTGATCTTATCCTTGAGCTGGGCGTTCCGAGATGTTTGGGAAAGTTTATATCAGCCTATTAACTTGTTGTTTATTGACGAGTTAGTTGACAGCGGTATGGATAGCTCGGGCGTGGAAAACAGCCTGGCTATCCTGAAAAAGATGAGTCGCGAAGCTAACAAGTCAATTTGGTTAGTGTCGCACAAAGACGAACTTGCAGGGCGTGTAAACAATACTCTGCACGTTGTTAAGGAAAACGGGTACACAAGTTACAATACAGATGTAGATATTGCGTAATTTCAAGACTATATTACTATCATGTTACAGAGAGATAACTACAATGCATGTCATGGTTATTCGAAAACTCTATTGTAGAAATTTTACCCGAAGATTGTGTCGGATTTGTTTATTTGATCACTAATAAACTGTCTGGCAGGAAATATATTGGCAAAAAATTAGCAAAGTTTAGCAAAACTACGTATCGTATGGTTAAACTAAAGAATGGCAAGAAGAAACGCAAGAAAATTAAGGGTAAGATAGACTCGGATTGGCAAACATATTATGGCTCAAATATTGAATTAAACAAAGATGTGGCTGAATTAGGCATTGACAATTTTACAAGAGAAATACTATATTATTGCAAAAGCAAAGCAGAATGTAGTTACATAGAAGCAAGAGAACAATTTAGACACCAAGTCTTAGAATCAGATGATTATTATAACGGACATATTCAAGTCCGTGTCCATGGCTCCCATATAAAAAATAAATTAGGCAGTTAAGACTCGCACAGGTCAACATCATGTGTCTAAGACAAGGGATTTAACTATACCCGGACGGAAGCCTCTCTGCGCCCGAGAGCACTCAATCAGTATCCTTAACAGGACCCGGATCGCATACGCCTATAAGCGGTTTGATTGTTTGAAAAGTATTAGGAAAAGGCTAAAAGAGTGAGGAAATCTCACACGTTTGTAAATGTGTTAGCGTATGTTTACAAACCGCCGTTGTATAAAGACAGAACGAGCAGGTACCGGACAACCGCCTGTGTATACGTAAGTATGTAGTTCTAACGCTAAGTGATTGTGCTACTCGGATGATGCTACAATTTCATTTTGCCCCTTTAGCGGGCAAAGTGTGACTGATAAATCTGGATGATACTGAAAAACATCAATAATAAAAAAAATGTTGTGAGCAAAGCGAAACAACAGATCTCGTTAGAGATCTTAAAAGAATGGCAATCCTGACTTTTTAGTTGTTTCCATATTTTCTTTAATGATCTTGTTAATAAGTTCGCGTTCTTCCTGAGTGAGCATAAATGCCTCATCATAGGTAATGCCACCACGCATATACCAACACATTCTTAATAATTCTTCGCGTAAGGCTTTTGATTCTCTATCGTATCGGTTAAGCAACGTTATGATATCTTCGTTGCCGAGAATCAAAAGCCTTTGCCGAAAAAACTTGAGTAATCAAAATCAATTGAAAGTTTAAATGAAGCGTCGCAGGATGTACATTTTACATCCACTGGCTTGATACTAATAACATTGGCAAATTCTTGTATTCTATCTTGAATTTGTTTAAGGACATTAGTTTCAGCGTTGGCATAGTATTCTCTAATAAACGCTGGGTTTGTTACTTCGTCTGACCCATCAACCGTAATGCTTTCTGTACAAGCAGCTACATTTTCTACACTTAATTCGACCATGCGTTGCACATGTCCGTTGAATTTGATTTTTCTCTCCTCGTCTGGCATATTTTCATCCTGGAGAGTCTGTATCAATCTTTGTTCTTCATAGGTAATACTTCCAGCTTTACTGACCTGGCGATAAGTCATTGGTTTTAATTTAACACTTATCTCGTTGCTAACATTAACTGGTTGACTATAATCGGGCATGACAATTTTATCTAATGCATCGCTTAAATTAACATCGTAGTCGTGTTCTTCACCGCAATGGGGGCATTTTGAGCTAACTGGCATATTTGGTCCATAGCTGGCAATACGTATAGCAATTATGGTGCTGTCCACATCAACGCTGGGCATTTCCCAGGCATTTTTAATGTTAGGGCAACAACTCTGCACAACCTGTACTACGCTGGTACCGTCGATTAAGGCATCGGGTGTTCTTAGCACAATTTCGTCTTTGGCAGTCATAGGATATACTGGAATTTTTCCATTAACTGGTAACTCGAGCGAGCCGTCTTTCCAATACTTTCCCCCACTGGTTAGTGTTATGTAAACAGAAGGCTGGCGAAAATGTTTAGCTAATGGGTTTACATTAGCATTATTTGGTAATTGAGGCATATTTTTTCCTATAAATATAATTGATATACTTAGATATTTATAGGTAAAAATGCCCACCGAAGAAGAAAATAAAGCCAAAGAAACGGAACTGTTAGAAAAAACTACCAAGTCCCGTGAAAAGGAACTTCAAGAAATTGACAAGATGCGTAAGCAATACGCAAAATTGATTCTTGGGGTTGAAGATGCTACAGACGAATTCCAGTCACTGAGCCGCGGTTTAGGCTATATGAGTGGACGAGTTATCGGCCAGGTTACTTCTGGATTTTTACAAGTAGCCCAAGGTGCTATGGCCAGTGGTGATGCATTTGCTGCCGCCGGTGCTGGCATGAAGATGGCAGTAGATACTGTCAATACCGGTGTACAGGTTGGCGCACAAGCATTAATGTCAGCAGGCGAAGACCTGAAAAAAGCCGGTAAACCCGGTGGCGCTGCGTTAGTTGCTGTAGGTCAAACTGCCAGTGTTGCTGCCAATGCTTTAGCAAGTTTAGCTAAAACTGGCATAGACTTTATGATTTCTCAAACTGGCAAGATGATTGCCAGTTATCAAAAGATGGGACAAGCCGGCGCAATCTATGCCGGTGGCCTGACAGCAATGACCAAAACTGCCCAAGAGGGTGGTATGACTCTGGAGCAAATGAGTGCAGCCACTGCGGCCAATACTGATGCATTAACACGTTCGGGTCTGGGTGTGTCCGCTGGTAGCAAACGTATGGCTGAAGCCATGGCTGCTGGTGGTAAAGAAGCTCGTCAGGGTATGTTTGCTCTTGGTATGAACATGGAAGAGCAGGCTGACGCATACGCTACAACCATGCAACGTATGGCAGGACCAATGGGCAAACTCAATGCTTCTAATGCAGAGGTTGCTGCCCAAACAGAACAATATGCACGTGATTTAAAATTAATCTCAGATTTAACTGGTAAGAGTGCTAAAGAACAACAAGCACAAGCAGACGCAGCCACTTCATCAATGCGTATGCAAATTGAGCTACAAAAAATGGATCCAAAAGCTCGTGCTGACTTTATGGATGCTTTACAGGGAATGACCAAAGAAAGCACCGCGGCTATACAAGATCGTATGGCACACTTTGGCACAGTAACAGATAAAACAACGGCCGTAATGGAATCTGTTAGCCCTTCGTTAAAGAAGATGCACGAAGAAGAATACCAATTGGCCAAAGCAGGTAAACTTACAGCCGAAAAGGAAATGGAGTTACGTGCCAAGTACGGCGAACAGATTAACAAAGAAATGGGCAATCAAGAAGCACTGGCCAATGCCGCTGCTTCGTCGGGCACTAACTTAGGCGACTTGAGTGCTCGTGCCGGTGAGTTAATGAAAGAAAACTCTAAGGTACACGAAAAGGGTGTTAAAGAAGCCGAAGAAAGAATTAAACAACAACAGCAAGCTGGCAAGGACGGCAAGGACGTTGGCGCAAACCTACAACAAACCCAACAGGACTTTGCACTAAAGCTACAACAAATTGCAATGGAAAATCTTCCACAATTTTCAAAAGCACTTGAAAGTTACGCTAAAATAATTGGCGAAGCCGTTGGCTTTTTAGGCAAAGGCGGCGGTGGACTATTTGATTTCTTAAACAGTCTTGGCGGTATTATTTTAGCCGCAGTAGTGCCAGCGTTGATTGGAGTAGCCACTGGGGCAATGATGCGCGGTGGCGGTGCCAAAGGTGTTGTTGGTACAGCTGCTGAAATAGCCGGAGGTGGTGGAGGTGGTGCAGGCAAGGCAGCACAAGGTGTTGGTGCTGGCATTGGTGAAGGACTAAGCGGAATTGGTAAAGGCATTGCATCAATTGGCGAAGGCGCCGGCAAAGCCATTGGCGGAATATTAAAAGGACTTGCCGACGGCTTGTCTGCGTTGGGAAATCCTAAAGTACTATTAGGTACGGTTTCATTAGTTGGAGTAGGTGCTGCTATGTTTGTAGCCGGCAAAGGATTCCAGCAATTCCAAGGACTTGATTGGGAAAGTATTGCCAAAGGATTAGTTGGATTAGGTGCCGCAGGACTTGGTGCCGCTGCCTTGGGTGCATTAGCTGTACCAATGGCATTGGGTGCCGCTGCCTTAGTATTAGTATCAGCCGCTACCTGGGGCTTTGGCGCCGCAATTAAAACTCTACCGGACAATATTGCTGAACAAGGCGAAGCAATTGGCCAGGCTATTAAAGCCATGTGGGACGCACCTATTGTTAGAATGGGATCAGCTGGTGCAGCAGCCTTGGCTGCAATTGGAACAGTTGGATTATTACCTTTAAGTTTAGGGTTAACTGCTTACAAAGCCGCAGGCGGTATTGGCACTTTGGCAACTGATATGCAGACCATACAGTCACTGGACCCAGACAAACTTAAAGAAGTTGCCAAGGGCATTGCTGCCATTAAAGAAGCACAAAGTCCAAGTTTTGTTGACATGGCTAAAAATGCTGTTGCTGGTGCATTTGATAAATTAGCCGGGGGTGGTGACAAATCGTCGGACTCTCCGGGCGCTAAACCTCCTGCAAACGATTTATTAACGGCTGTAAATAATTTAGCCAAACTATCGGCGGAACAAATTAATCAACAAAAACAAATGCTTACGTACTTACGAGACCACGGAGAAACGAGCAAAAAGATTCTTCACGCCACCCAGTAATTTTAATAAATATACAACAGAGGATAAAAAATGGCTGGATGGAAAAAATACTTTAAGACAAGTAATATAGCAGGTGGGATGAGTCCTATTAGTGGCAATAGTGGTATGCCCACACCAGCGTTTACTAAATTTGGCAGTAGCTTACCAGAAGTATATATTGGACACCCAAACCGTATTGAACGTTATAATCAGTACGAGCAAATGGATATGGACTCGGAAGTTAATGCCGCGTTAGATATTCTTGCAGAATTTTGTAGTCAAAAGAACGACGAAAACTTAACAGCATTTGATGTACACTTCCACGAAAAGCCCACAGATAACGAAGTTAAGATTATCAAAGAGCAACTACAGCAGTGGGTTAATCTTAACGAACTAAACAAACGTATTTTTAAAATTGTTCGTAATACTATTAAGTATGGCGATCAAGTTTTTATCCGTGATCCTGAAACATTTAAATTGTTTTGGACAGAAATGTCTAAGGTTACCAAAGTTATTGTCAACGAGTCAGATGGCAAAAAACCTGAACAATACGTTATCAAAGATATTAATCCTAACTTCCAAAACCTAACTGTTACCGCAGTTAGCACAAGTGATACATTTACAAATCACCCACAAGTGGGCGGCCCAAGCGGCGCCTATGTTCAACCACGTACACCTTACTCAGGTGGCTCACGCTTTAGTCATGCACAAAATGAATCAGTTGTTAATGCAGAACACATTGTACATCTGAGTTTAACTGAAGGTTTAGATATTTTCTGGCCGTTTGGCAACTCAGTATTAGAAAACGTTTTCAAAGTATTCAAACAAAAAGAATTGCTTGAAGATGCTATCATTATCTATCGTGTACAACGTGCACCTGAGCGTCGTATGTTTAAAATTGACGTAGGTAATATGCCAACACACATGGCTATGGCGTTTGTTGAACGTATTAAAAACGAAATTAGCCAACGACGTATTCCCACACAAACACAAGGTGGGCAAAATATGATGGATGCTACATACAATCCGTTGTCAACTAATGAAGACTTCTTCTTCCCACAGGCCGAGGGCGGTCGTGGTAGTAGCGTTGAAATTTTGCCAGGCGGACAGAACTTAGGCGAAATTACAGACTTAAAGTTCTTTACTAACAAGTTATTCCGTGGCCTGCGTATTCCAGCAAGTTATTTGCCAACTGGTGTAGATGATGGCACACAAACAATCAGTGATGGTCGTGTTGGCACAGCTCTAATCCAAGAATGGCGTTTTAACCAATACTGTATGCGTTTACAATCAATGATTGTAGATCGCTTAGACAAAGAATTTAAAATGTTTATGCGTTGGAGGGGCATTAACATTGATGGTCAACTGTTTGATTTAACATTTAATCCTCCACAAAACTTTGCACAATATCGTCAAGCTGACATTGATAGTGCTAAGATTGCTACATTTACACAGTTAGAACCTATTCCATATCTAAGTAAACGTTTCTTAATGAAGCGTTATCTGGGCTTAACCGAAATGGAGTTAAGCGAAAACGAAATCATGTGGAAAGAAGAAAAAGGCACAGCCGAAGCACCAGATCCGGGTCAAACACAGATGCGAGCCGCGGGTATCAGTGCTGGCGGTATTGCCAGCGATCTTGAAGCAGTTAGCCCTCCACCCGGAGCAGAAGGCACACCAGCTGAAGCAGGAGCACCTGGTGTAGCTGACGGCGGAGTAGGTAGTCCAACAGGTGGCGCGGGCCCAGCAGCCAGCGCACCTGGCATAGGTTAATCCATTTTGGTAAATACACTACTATGTTCCTAAACGAAATGTACGACGAAGCAAAACCAGGATATGAGTCCGAAAAGGATGATAATTCTGTTATGCATTTAAAAGATCTACGCAAGACAAGACT